TCTTCGCCCTTTGCCTTGCCGATTGCTCCCTCTAGCTGTTCGAGAACATTAAGAGGCAACTCAACGGTTATAGTGCTAGGAGCCATTGCTGCTCCGGGCGCTCCGCCTGCCATTGGATCTCCGCCGCCAACGTCTCCGCCCATTGGGTCGGATGCTGGGTCTGCCGCAGGGTCAGCGAACGGATCAACGTCTCCGCCAAACTCGTCGCCGCCACCCATGCCCGGATGTTCTGGCGATGCTCCGCCGCCCATCTCAGGAGATGAAGCCTCAGGCGCTCCGCCTCCCAACTCGTCGCTTAGGTGATCTTCAAACTGAGCATACTTTGCCTTGATTTGGTCGCAAACAAAGCATGCCTTCTTCATTGTAAGGCCTGTGCGTACAAAGTCTTCTACGCATTCAACCATTTGGTCTTCCTTAGCCCAAACAGACGCTACCTTGATAGCAATGTCATTAGAATAGACGCCAGCCGTAGAAAGCTTCTGGCATACGCAGTCGGCAAGGTTCTTTCCCTCGCATGGACCGCTTAGAGCAAGAGCGTTCTCTCCGTACTTACGAGCAATCTTCATGCGGCAAGTTTCGATTGGGAACTTATCGCCAAAGCCTGCCGTCTTCTTGAGTCCAGCAAGAACTGATTCATTTGCAGAAGCAGTCTTTACTGCGACAAACAATCCCTTATTCTTCATAGCAAGAATTGTCTTGCCCTTATCTGCCAACTGCATTGCGTCGAATACGTCCTCGCTGAGGCCATGCGTCTTTAGAGCAGAAGCAAAAGCCTTCTTGGTGCGGTGACAGCCGGGGCATCCCAAGTTCGTTGGTCTAGCGTCGAAACGCCATTCCGCAAACATAGCTTGCTTACCAGCTTGCTTTACGCCTCGTAGATGAACTTCATAGTTCTTGCCCGTATCGAGGCACAAGAACTTATTGTCAGCAATCTTCATGACTTCAGACGAGCCAGTGAAAGGACTTACGCCGCCCAAAGACCATGTAAGACCCTTGGCCTTGAAGTCTTCCGAAGCCTTCTTAACCATTTGAGAGTTCAACTGAACCATTGCAGCAACAGGAATGCTTTCCTGAGCTTGGCTTGGGTCAGGCAGAGCAAAGCCTTCGCCGCCCTCTTCTTCGCCCATGCCTTCGCCGCCAAGACCCTCTTCTGTATCTTCAGCGCCAGAGTCAAGGATGCCCGGAGCTTTGGTCCATTCGCCAATGATCTTCCAAGTTACTTCTGCACCGCAGTTGTTACACTTAGACTTTCCATCAAGAACGTCTACGTCAGTAGAACCGCACATTCCGCAGAGAGTACCCGGTGGCTTTGGCTGCATATCGCTATCGTCGCCGCCCATTGGGTCTTCTTCGCCAGCGCCAAGGTCACCCGGCTGTCCGCCTAGGTTCTCGGCTGGTGGCATTCCGCCTGCGCCCATATCAGCGCCGGGCATGGTTGCTCCGGCTCCGCCTTGAGCGCCGCCGCCTCCCATACCGCCGCCCATTTGTCCGCCCATCATCTGAGCTTCCTTAACAAGATTTGCTCGATTTGTAGAACGAGCGGTCTTGTCTTGCGGCTTTGCGGTTGCAGTCTTGAACTGAGAAGTTACAGCAGAAGCAAAAGCCTTCTTCTCTTCGTCAGAACAGATTCGCTCTTCCTTGCATTCAACTTCAAAGATTCCGGCTTCCTTGTCGAGGTTTACGTTTGCAATAACAAATGGAACGTCAATGTTCTGCTTAGCAAAAGCAAGCAATGACTTCATAAACTCGCTCTTATTTGCAGGGTCAGCCGTTACGTCGTCCTTCAAGGTTCCGCAAAGCTTATAAAGTCCGTCTTCTGGACGGTCTAGCTCGGCAAACGCCTGACGGAACATAGAAGCCTTATCAACTACGACTTCGCCAGTATCTTCTCTGGAAGCAATCTTAGTATGAGCGCTGCTTTCGGCAGACGCAAACGCCTTCTTGTCAGTAACGACAAACTGGATAGCGTCAACAAAGTCCTCTCCCTTGAGATAACCAATGTTGTCAGCCATTGCAGATATGAAGGAGTCGATTGGCTTTAGATTATTAGAAATGGAAGCGCTCTTGGCGAAATAGTCGCGACGCTTGCGGCTTGCAACTCTTGCCTGAGTCTTGGTTGGGGCTGCATTTACCAAAGTAAGGTAAGAAGCCTTGATTGCAGACTGAGGAGAAGCGGTAATCTGACGAACAGCGGCGCTAATCTCGGTTGGAGTTAGGCCGTAGTTGGCGATTGCGTCTGCTACAGCAGAAGAAGCTGCCTTTACGAGATCCTTAGCCGAAGAAGCCCAACGAGCCGAATCCGACTTCCCTTCTGGGGAAACCTTCTTCTGTCCATTAAGCTGATCCTGCGTAACAGTCTCAGGAGCGGTCCACTTATGAGAAGACTGCAAGCTTACAAGCTGTGCTTCGGTCGTCTTGTCGGTATAATCGGAACCCAAAGACGAAGAAACTCGACGGCTCATCTCGGTCCATTGAGCTTCGGTAATAACTTCTGGGTACTCGTTCCAACGAACAGCATGGTCGCTATCAATAGACTCAAGCTGAGCCTGAGTAATAACTTCCGGAGCAGCATCCTTGCGGAGCGCGTTATTGTCAGAAGTTGTATCGTTAACGTCCTTAAGTTCGCCCTTACCCTCTAGCTGAGCCTGAGTGGTAACGGTTGGAGCCTTGTCCTCTCTTGGATGAAGCGGACCAGCGTTTTCTAGCTGCTTCTGAGTGGTAACTTCCTGCTGAGCAGAACTACCCGCCGCTGTTTTGGTGGTGTTGTGAGACATAGTTACTCCTGACTCCTTTTGGTATTGACTTAGTATTGTCTTGGCTGCTTCCTGAGGATTGGAAGTTATGAGAGCCTTAAGCTCATCGCCAAATTCCTCAGCAGACGCCCAACTTACGAGCTTATTATCTTTCCATTTCCCTACTACTGTTTCGTTATTTTCTGCACTAGCAACTGTTACTTTAAGATTACCTTCAGATACTTCAGCAACGTGTTCAGAATTAGCCACTTCTACTCTCCTTCTGTCGAATAAATCTAAAGATAGTTGTAGCGCTGAACTTACGCGCTCCAATTGACTTGTCTTATTTCTTGCTTGCTTCAAGAATTCCTTCTTTAATTCTTCTGAAGCCCCTGTAAAAGTCGGTCGAGTAACGCTTCCTAGGCCGTCCAAGCTTGCCGAAGACGGCGGAGAACCCTTTCCAGATTGCGCCTCTGGCTGAGGTTGAGCCTGTCCTTGACCGCCTACCTGTTGAGGATTCATGACTTGCTGAGACTGTCCCGTAACAGGAGCAGTCATTATGTTTCCAAGAGCAATCTGATGCTCTGGCGGAGACGCAAGTTGAGCATATCCCATTTCTACAAGTTCGTCTGTCAAAGACTGAACCTTAGCAAGTTGTTCAACAAGATCGCTTACATAATCAAGCTGAACTTGATTCTTTTGAGCCATCATAGAACGAGCAACATGCTCCATAAGATTCATAGCCTGCGTCAAAGCCTGAAGCTCCGACTGTCCAGCCGTCTTCTCAAGAGAACCCTCATTCATTTTGCTAACCGAGTCATTCATTACGGAAGCAATCTTCTGAAGCTCAGCTATCTTTGTAGATACCTTAGTCTCAAGATCTGCTGTAAGAATTTCGCAAACAAGGCAAGAATGGCAAGCCGGATTGACAACGAAGCTGTCTTCAATAAACTTGATGTCATAGTTCCACTCGTAAACACGAGCTTCCTTATGAATCATCTCTTTAGATTCTGATTTCTTTTTACCGTCTACAGGGCAAGGCTCTTCTGGCTTGCATGAACTGTCATGGAACTTACAATCGTATTTTCCGCTTAGTTTACGGTTCTTTCCATTCTTTATGTGAGTACAGAACTCGTCGGCAGTATGAGCCTTGTTATGGCAAATAGAGCAAACGGAGTGACCGACTTGCGCTCCCATCGAGGTGCCTGTAATGTAGCCCTCTTCAATACCTCTCGCCAAACGAGGGTAGGCGCTGCGATCAACCATGTTAATGCAGTAAATGCCCTTTGAAGGCTCGTCATACCAAGCATGAACAACTTTGCCACGAGCGTTTTCTACGTTATCATTTTGATGGTTTACAAAGACAGGAACGCCAACAAATGAGGCTGCTCCCTTCTTTAGCTCTTCAATAGAGAAGCAGTCGCCGTTGTCATTTACTTCATTGGCTTTGATAGCAAAAACCTTAACGAACAAGTTCTCAGGGTTCTTTTCAATAGCCGCAGAAAGATCGAAGCCGCCAAGGTCTACGTCCTTGGACTTGTCTATAGAAGCAACTTTTATGCGACTAGTGTTATAAAGGCTCCATGCCCAACTCTTAGGCAAATTAAGAGCCTCAATAGACATTTTCTGATCTGTATGAGCTTTCTTCTTGAACATTAAGTCAATCTCCTAATCAAACTCTTTGCAACAGCGGCCATATTAGCATTAGGTTCTTCTGGGGCATTTTGTACTTGCGGCTGCTGCGGAGCTTCATTGGCTTGCGGTACTGCTTCTGGTTTAGGCTGAAGCGGCACTTTTGCTGGAACTCCCTTTGCTTCTTCAAGAGCTTTCTGAGCTACGTCCAAGCTTCGAGCTTGAGCGTTGATACGAGGTATGTTTCCTCCCTTACCGGCTGCTACTTGTACCATCTTATCAACTGCTGATTGAGGATCGTCTGTTTCGTCTACAACTGTCCATTCGTCTAAGTACGTCTTCTTATTTCCGCGAGTATCTTGGTAATACCTTTCATTCTGCACTCTACGAGACTCGCTTATGCTATTAGATACTACCACCCATCGCACATCTCTATCGACAATAACATCCTCTCCTCCTCGGACAGGATTCTCTACTTTAGAAATAGATTTAGGATCAACAAACGGTCGAGCTACAGCTTTTCCTTCTCCAAGATTCTTTGCTCTAATGAACTTAGGTCCAACCATTAGAATATAGAAACCTTCAAAAGAAGTATGTACGTCTTCTTTGCCTTTGTCCGCTCCCGTCATATCTAAGAAGTTTCGCAACTGCTGTAGAGCCTGAGCAGAAACCGCCCATTCTAGCTGATTTTGTGGGTTTGGAGCATTCAAACGATTCTCGCTATCAGGACTCATGGTATAAACCAATCTAGTTCCCTTAACAAGACCGTCATAGTCTATTGCTTCATTCTTACTAGCAGGACGAACGATGTGATTTGTTCCCAAACGAGAAGGCTCAAGAATCGCAGCAATCTGTTGAGGATTCATATAGACATTCTCTCCGTCAGAGAGAGCGGCGCTTCCTCGTCCCTTAAATCCTTTACGCTGTCGCAAGAACAAGCATCCATTCTCGTCGGCATAAATGCCAAAGATAAACTTAGCCTGACTTGGTTGCTGAGAAACTAGGCTGTGAGCCATTCCATTGTCAATATGAAAAGCTATGGGACCAGTAATGTCTGGCTCTGATTGCTCAGCAACATAGTCTTCAACAACATTTTGATGGCCCTTGGGTGGAACATAAACCACACCCTTACCCAACATGAGTTGATTGCCTTTGAAAAACTGCCTCGTGTTCTGTGCAGCTTGACCGGCAAAAACTGGGATCTCGTCAAGAGAACGAATAATAGGTCTGAAGCCCTCTCCATATGGAGCAATAACTAGTGGCCCCTGTGGATATGAGGAGTTTCCGCCTGTATATGGCTTTATCTGCCTATTCATGTTTCCCCGCTGAGTCATGACTTCAAAGCCGGGAATACCTTTATAAGCATATCCAAAGAGCGAAATCCAATACTTAGTGCCAGCGCTATGCGGCGTGTTGTTTGGAGGAAGCTGAATTCCAGTTTGTTGAACAAACTTAGCTGTTTCTGCTAGCTTACGAATATTTGCGGGAGCGTCTGGACTATTGAGGTATCTTAGAGTGTCGTCTGATACGGCTCGGTCTTCGGCATAAGCGACCCATAGCATTCCTGCATAGTCTTTCTTTTGCGCGGCATCCATTTTTCTGAACTCGCCATCAAACTCTTCTAGCTTCTTAGAAATAGCTCTCTTAGGAGCGTCTGGAAGTTTTGCCAATCGCTGACCTATAGAGTTTCGATCAAAACGAACCCAATGAAGATCTCTCTTATTGAGTTGATTCTGACCTTGAAGCATGCCCATGTCGGACTGCTTCAATAGTCTGTCAATGATAGTTTTGGCAGAAGTATACATCATGCCTTTACATGCTCCGGGATATCCACTGACTCTAACGCTTCACGATTATAAGGAACTTGCCCCTTAGGAATACGAATACCCCATCGCTGGCTGGCATAGACCAACGCTCCCTTGATAGTTGGAAAATATTCTCCATATGGGCTATAAGTCTTAGTATCAGGATCTTTGGTAAACTCTTCCAAAGGAATCTTCTTGATGCCTGCAAAGAACATCTTACCAACATTATGCTGCACAGACGGACCAACAACTACATAGTATATTGAGTTGGTAGTATAATCATGGCCTTCCCATCGGTAATAAGAACCCGGTCCAAGTTCTTTGTCGAACTTTTCCTTCTGAGGAGCAGACCTCTCTCGGTACATCTCCTCCCACTTAATACCACGGTCTTTGATTCTCTTGCGACCGGCGACCTTAGCCAAGTTGTATACTAGTTCGCTCATCCTTCTTTTACTCCGTCCGGTATGATGGCACCCTTAGAAACGGTACATCCATCAAACGGACTGAAATGGGCTGTCCTATACTTCGCATTTTCTGCTCCGTTGGCCTTCTTTGACAGAGCTTTCTTCTCTTCTGCGGCGTCAGAGACTTCCTTAGTAATGACTTGTTGGATCTTATCAAGATTTTCGCTAATCGCCATTTCGGTGAATCGAAGAACTCTCCAACCCAATCCAGCAAGAGTCATATCTCTTTCTTTGTCCTTCTGCTTATCTTCAACAGAAGAATGCCATTTCTCTCCGTCTACCTCTATATCAACTCCAAGAGACGGAATAGCAAAATCCATAAGATAGAAATTCGAATCATTTGGAACTTGCTGCTTATACTGAGCAAAGAGTTGGAATGGAAGATTCATAGCAACTAGCGATTTATACATACGAGACTCTGGCCTTGTAAGTTGAATAGTGCTAGGACGAAGAGGCTGCATTGGCTCGTCAGCTTCCTTAGGCCCCTTGCCTTTTCTATAGATCTTCTGCTGACCTTGAGCAGCCGCTCCCATACCTCCGGGAGCCCCGCCGCCGCCCATGCCGCCACCCATACCGCCGCCTGCCCCACCCATACCTCCGTCCATGCCTCCAGCGCCCGGCATTCCGCCTGCGCCGCCTCCCATGCCGCCAGTTGGGTCCATGCCGGGAGCGCCGCCTGCTCCTCCGGGAGCGCCGCCTCCGCCGCCTCCCATGCCACCGCCCATACCTCCACCGCCTGCTCCGCCTCCTTGACCGCCCTGCATAAGCTGACCATTCTGCATGGCATGAACTTGTTCTTCTCGAATCCTCTCGGTTTCAAGATCATAATCCAAGTCAAACTGCTCAAGAAGAGTTTGGGCCGAGATAAGACCGCTCTGCTGCATCTGTAGCAACATCTGAAGATTGTTAGTATTGTCTCGTAGACGCAGATCGTTCCACTTGATTCTAGGATACAAGTAGGTTGTTTCTTTGAACTCCTTAGTCTCTTCCTCATCAATGAAACCTTGCATCTTTGCAACAGGCAAAAAGATATTCTTCTCAATCCATTGCGCCAGTTCATTACGCCAAGACTCGATACGACGAATCATAACTTCTACACCAACCTGAGCAGAGTTATAGCCAGCCATTTCTCCGTTCAATAGAGTCTGGTTGAGCATAAGTCCGTCAAGGATTTCCTTACCGACAAACTCAAGCTCTTGATTGATGTTATGAATCTTACCGCTTGCGCCGTACCATTCATACTCAAAATTATTGTGCGTTACAATTGTAAGATTTGGATCGTTTGCAACAGCGCCCAACTGCTGGGACGCATCTGCAATTGCGTCTTCGTCTGCCGGTCGGTCGTCAGAACCAATCTTGACAACTCGAACAGGAAGAATCATTCTCTCGGCAACAATCCAGTTAGCCGTCATAAGCTTTGTTTTATAAGCCAAAACAGTGAACAAGCGACGGAGCAAAGACTCTCCATATGTTCCGTAAGGAACGCCGCCATGCTTCATATGACTTGTAACTCTGTTCGATAGCAAGATTGGCTTCTTAGCCATAATCTGAACTTTGATATTCTCAGGAATCTGGTCGTACAGGAACTTAGGCTGCTTTGTCTGAATAATCTTCTGAAGCTCTTCGTCTGGTAGAAGAACAATCTGAGGCTCCTGCGAAATAGGAGTCTTCATTACCTCGATCCAGTCTGGATTCAGTACGGTAAGCCGTCCAATCGTTCCGTCAGGATGGTTACAAGGCTCTCCGCTCTCTTGGTCTATGCCGCTACCTTTGCAATGAGGACAATCAATTTCCGTCATTACAAACACGTCGCCAAGCAAGAATCTCTGATGGCTGATCATTCTAAGCCAATACATAAGATCTAGCTTTTCAACCAATCGCTCGAAGAATCGCAGCGTACTCTTCTTCTTGCACTGAAGTTTCATTCCGTTGATAGGGAACTGCGAATAGAAATCTATACCTGCCGCTACCTTTGGTTCATTCTCATAGTAGTGCCTTGCCCATTGATAAACTTCTTTTCTCTTGCTTGCAATCTGCCAGTTTTGCGGCGTATGCAATGGAGAAAAGAACATAGGCTGAGTCATAATGACGTTTGCTCCCGAGCCAGCAAACTGAGCAGCCTTAGTTATGGGGAATCGCATATTTGTAGAACTGCAATAGCCTGCGTAGGCGTTTAGCTGACCCGGAGGCTTCATTCTAGGATTAAAGCCATCGTCTACTACTTGGCCCTTAATAGCGGAGATCTTAGACGCCGCTGTTTTATCAGGCAAGTTCATTCTAATCGGTTTGTTCTTATCAGACATATATCACTTTCATTATAACCCTAGATGATCTGCCGAATGGTCGCAGTTAGAAAGATGTCCTTCGTCAACAACTTGAGCGTCGTCGTCCGAAATCAATCTCTTCTTCTGGTTAATCGGCTTACGAGGCATTGGCATAGGAGCCATTGGCCTTGGAGCAGTCTTAGCCAATGGCATAACCGCTTGCGCCTGCATAGGTATGCCGGGCACAATCATCTTGTTAGTGGGAGTGTTGTTAAGTAGCGTTACTTGCTGCTGAATGCGAGGAGCCTCGCCTTCTGCGTCCGGCTTTCTTTGCTTAGGACAAGAAGACGTTGTAGCTACAGCAGTTGGATTTGGACAACTTTGGTTGTCGCATTTTACGGCGGTAGGAGGCAAGTCCTTACCACACGCAGGACAAACCTTTTCAAGGGCCAAAGGTTTGACTTCGTTTATTTTAGGGATCTCTACGCTTTCAGACTGAGCCGTTACTTTTTTTTTACGGCGGCTTCTTTCCAGTTGTATGGCTTAGCTGTTGAATCCGTAGGATTGTAACCTCGCTCCTTAGCCATGTCCTTACGAGCAGCCTCAAGGCGAGATTCAGTATTGCCGAACTCTGGAAGAATAGGTCTACGACGCTGACCCGGTAGCAACTGATAATCATTGCCTACTGGAATGTTATGATCAACTTCGAATCGCTTGTTCATATAGCCGCCAACCCACTCGCCCTTACGGTTGCGATATGGCTGGCTATACTTGTCCATGATATTTCCGCGCCAGAAAGTATCAAAGTCTACAAAGTAGTTGTCATCGAAATGGAAGTCGTGGCCCTTGTTTCTCTCATGAACGTGCCAATCAGAACCAAGATAGCCTTCTTTTCCGCCGGGGAGAACTCTCATTTGATTAGGACCAAAGTTTAGGAACTCGCGAGAACCGCTCCATGCTTCCTTCTTGAGATTATATGCAACCGCAGTTTTGACTGTCTTCTTGCTTGCCGCTTTCTTTGCAAATGCAGCGATAGCTTTGTTAGAATCTTCAACAAGAGCCTTGATAGAAGCTGTAGTATAAGTTCCTTGCACAGTATCGCCTCCCTCGCCTTTCAGTTTTTCATAAAGCTCGCCTACCAAAATCATCTTAGTGGCTTCTGCATGCGGATTGCCTTGGTCTTGACTTATTTCTTGGTATCTAGAAAATGTATCGCTTACAAACTGGGTAACGTCTCCTCCGTCTGAAGAGATGCCTCCGGGAACCATCTGTAGAAGTTTAGATTCCGCTTCCGGATCGTTAGCGCTACTTTCCAAGAATGCCTTCAAAGACTCTGGCGAGTCCAAAGGAGATCCCTGTTGCTGAGCCATAGGATCGGTTGGCGGCATTGACGGGTCTGCTCCCATTCCCATATCAGGAGACGGAGCAGCCATTGGGTCCATAGTAGGAGCCATGCCTTGCGCAAACTTCTTCAAGTCAAAGTAAGAAGAAGCCAATGCTTCTTGTTCTAACATGGCAGATTGGTCAACTTCATGCTGCATGTTCATGACCTTGCCTTGGTCTTCGTCAACAAGATTGCCAGCCTCGTCTAGCCTGCCAGTAAGCTGATTCAACATTGCTTTTTGATGTCCTATTGGCTTAGTAGGATCAACCACGGGATGAATCTGCGCAAGCTGAGCGTTCGCCTGTTCCGCCTGCTGTATAGCAAGTTGATCGAGCATTTTCGCACCAGATGGAAAGGCTGCTGGCATTCATCACTCCTTGGTGTTTCGTTGACTAAGAACCTTGTACAATCTATCTACAGCGTCATTATGCACGCTCTTATTAGTCGTCTTTTCTTCTTGATTGAGAATACCGTCCATGAATCTAGCAGATGCGTCCTTTGACGAAAACGCCTTTGACGGAGCATTTGCAACCTTGACCTTTGGAGCCTCTGGCTCTGTCTTTGGACTTACTCTGTTGTTCAAAGCAGTAAGACGGTCAAAGTTCTCATTCGTGTCAAAAATACTCAACTGGTGGGCAGGAACCCAGCCCTTGTTGTTTAGACTTCCAGAAGTTGATTGATGGATAGTAGAAGCCTTCTTTTCAAGAGCCTCTGCTTCGCCCTCGCCAAGCTTAGGAGACATGCTTTGCTTGTATTCAGCTTGCTTGAGTTCTCGCAAACGTCCAGAAGAAGCCTTCTCTTCAGCAATACGCTCTTTAGAAGAAGCTGTCTTGGCAAGGTTAGCAAGAACGTCGCTATCCCAAATAGAGTTCTTTCCAGTAACGCCAACCTGCTTGGTAGGACCGCCAATATCAGTAATACCACCATTGCTGTCGCAACGGGCTGGTCTTACGCTTGAAGAGCTACGAGCCATTGGGTTATTGAACTCGGTAGAGTCATAACCTTGCTCTTTAGCCCAAGAGCGATCCTTTTCAATCTTCTTGGCCTGCTTCATTTCAGGGACTCTCTCGGCAAGTTCCTTACGATAGTTTGGCTTACCGCTGTCCTTGAGCAATGAATCTACAATACTGTTTTGATCAGAATGCTTACGAAGCATGATTACCTCCAAAGCCCTGATTCAACAGGGAGTCAACTATACTGTTTCTACTGTTTTTGATCAACGAATTCTGACTATAAGCTGCCTTGGCCTGAGGAGGCTTCTTGCCTACGCTCGGACCAATCTTGCCAGCCGTTTCAGCAACTTCTTCTGCATACTCTCTTGCGCCAGAAAAATCTTCATGAGCTTCGGCCTGTTGAGGAAAGGAAAACCTTACTTCAAATCGACCGGGCTTTGGACTCTTCATAACCTTAAGAGAGTTTACCGGGAAGTTCTGCTTGATCATTTGCTTAAAAAGCTCAACGCCGTTTTGGGCGTCAAGCTGCTCAAGATCTGTTTTATTGATGTTCATGATTACGTTGACTTGATTCTTGATATCATCTGTATCAAAATCGAAAACCGACTTTGAGTTCAGAATCAAATGAATCCAACGTTCTTCATAACCAACTTTTGTCAAATACGAACGGAAGAAGTCTTCTAGAGAACGATAGATACTATCTTCTTTAGATTTTGCCGCAGGCTGGGCACCTGCTGCGTCTCCGCCCGCCCCAGCGCCAGCCGCTCCCTGAGGAGCTTCTGCTGGTGACTTGCCGCCAACTGCCTTATTAAGAGCATCTTGGTCAGGAACTTTAGGAGAAGCTCCGGGCTGCTTTTGTTTTTGGAGTGCATTGTCAAGCTTACCGATAGGGTTGAAATTACCACCCTGAGGCGCTTTCGCTCCTCCGGGAGTAATATCTTCCTGTTCAACAGTATTACGCTTTGCGGGAGCATTCGCTCCGTTTGGCGTAGCCTGTTGCAGCTTCATAAATCTACGAGTGCCGCTCGGTACAATAGCCATTAGCTTCTCCTAAGTTTAACCGACCAAAACATTACTTATCAGCGAACATGGCTTCAACGTAGGCAGCCGGATAGAGCTTCTTCCAATAAGTCTTCCATTCGTTCTTGGTCTTGGAGTCGAGATTAGCAATCTTGACATAAGCAGGAGACGAAGCTTCCTTCTTCTCGGCCTTGTCAGACTTCTCAGCCTTCTTCTCGCCTTCAGAACCGTCGTCGCCCTTAGAAGATGGAGCGCCGCAGCACTCGTCAACCTTATGGGTTACGCCCTTGTTCTCAGCAGGAACCTCGTCATTTGAGGCCTTCTTGCCAACTGGCTTGCCCTTGATTTCCTCAACCTTAACTTTCTTGGTAACGATTACTGGCTTCTTGCCAGCTTCCTTTACCTCAGCCTTGGCTTCGGATTCCTTCTTCTTTTCGCCTTCTGGCTTGCCGGTGTTGGTTCCGCCAACTGGGTCCATTTCCTGCATCTTGACGTGGCATTCCCCGTCCTTGCTCTTGCAGTCGCCCTTCTCGGCTACCTTAACTTCCTTCTCAGCGGTAGCTTCTTTCTCTTCCGCTTCTGGCTTTGCTTCTACAGTGCCTTCTGGCTTCTTTGCCTCGTCCTTCTTGCCGAAAGGAGGAGCCTTCTTGTCTCCAAAATTGGAGGCATTAGCTTCCTTAGTTACGGCTTCAGTAGAAGCGGTCTTGCTGAGAGCAGCATTGCTTTCTGCGAGCTTCTGGACGAATGCCCCGAAGCCAGCAGATCTTCCGGTCGAAATCTTGTTCGTATAAAACTTCATATCAATACACTCCTTTGGGTCTATTCGCGGCATTTAGCCGTAGAACTTGTGTTTCGTTGTTATCTTCCAAAATTCCTTCTTTTTTACGGTTTCTTTACTGGCTTAGTAGCAGGCCTTCTTCCTCGACCGCCCGGCGCTGGTGGCGTTGGCGGAGTAAGAGGGCTTGTAGAAGGCTTTGGATTTACTGGGTTTGGTGGCGTATAGCCCGTGTAATAAGGGTTTGCGCCAGCAGGTGCGGGAGCAGGAGCGCCGGGGGCTGGTGTAGCAGACGGAGGAGGGGTAGGAACAACGCCAGCAGGAGGCGGAGTAGGAACGGGAGCAGTCGGAGAGCCGGGGCCTCCCGGACCAGCAGGAGGCGTTCCGCCAGAAGCAGGAGGTGTTCCTCCCGCCGCAGCACCGGGCGATGCCGCAGAACTGCTAGAACCGCCAGTTCCCATGTTTATAGTTTGCTTAATGGCTTCCCATTTTTGCTGAACCGTTGCAGGAGATACAAGCTTAAGACTAGTCAATCCCTGAACTGCATTCTGAACAGACTGCTGTTGTTGCGGAGTGCGAGGCTTGAAGTTACCTAAGTAATCAGAAAGCTTACGCTTCGCAGCTTCAAGAGCCGTAAGAGAAGTCATTACTCCGCTTACTGCTCTATCCATGTCTCCAAGTTGGCGACCAACATTGAAATCAAGCTTCATACCCTGCCATCTATTGCCAATAGCATGACCTATGCCGTCAAAGATACCAGCTTCTTTGACAAGTTGATCTGCTGCTTCAGAAAGCTTAAGAGAAATGTCAGGACGAGAAACAAGATCATTTGCAACATCTAAAGCCTCGTTGCTAGAATGAATGAGTCCGTCAACTGGTTCTTGATAAATGTCGTCCAAAGACGCAAATATAGCAGATCCAAGGTCTGCTCCGTTAGCTACTTTGTACTGAATTGTGTTTGCGAGTTCTAGGTCAAAGTCCTTAAACTGCGTTTGAGCTTCAACAGAGGCGGTCTTTAGTAGATTGTTTGCCTCAGCATCAGCATACTTATTCCAAGAGTTATTGTCGTCATTCAAAGAGTCTACATACTCTTCATGGCATTCGGTCCAAATAACTTGCGCTGCCTTTTGAGGCGTTTCGGTACGCTTCTTACGATAGCAGTTGCCCCAGCAGCGAGAGTTACGAATGGCGTAACCTTGAATACCAACATACTGAGCGGTCTTAATAGCTACGACCTTGTTGGCGACAGCATCTATTCTATCTGCAAGCGAAACAAGACCTTGCTGGTCTAGCTCTTCTGCAACAGAAACAAGTAGCTTAATCGTATTTTCCATAAAACCGACTCCTTATCGTACCCTAAACTTGGGTTGAAAGTCTCTTCCTACAAACGAAAACTCTTTAACATTTTGCATGCGAAACGCTCGGATTCCTCCAACCGTTTCGTCAAATGTTACAAGAATCTCATGAGAAGGCTCTCCGTCTGGGTGAGACGTGTACCTTCCATGAGGCTCTACATATCTGGTTATCATAGTATTGCCAAAGAGCATCGTTCCCTTTGTTTTGGGAGTAGTTTGATAGTTTATCTTCATTACTTGCTTGTTTTCTTGTCCCCAACTAAACGCATCCGAGATATTAGTGAACTGCGGAATCTGCTGCTCTAATTCTTCGACATTTTTCGGTTCTAACTCTTCTGGGACCGCAGGTTCTTCCTGAGGAAGACCCTCTTGGTCTTGCATTTGCTCTTGCTCTTCCATTGAATCTTCAAGATATTGACCAAGCTCATCAGGATTAAGAACTGGAAGGTTTGGATCTTCTTGCGGATTCTGTTCTGGCTGTTGAGGAGGAAGCGAGTCTAGATGATCATAATATTCGCCAAGAGTAGGAAACTGCTTTATAGTTTCGTCTGTGATTACTTGAGCAGACTTAAGAACAAGAGAGGACTCTCTTGAACCCTTCTTGGCAAAAGCGACAACTCCATTAGCCTTGTTGAAGATCATAATGTCGCCAACCTGAATTCGGTTTGCTTCAAAGTATCCAACATTTGCTTCAACGGCATATCGACACGGTTCAACGCTAGAAACCGTTTGTCTTGACAATGGGTTTATTCTATCTATTTTTACGACCTTGCCTTTATCGTCTGCAAATGCGATATCAAGAGGCAAATAGGTGTTCTCTCCCCAGAAGTTAAGTTTCTGAGTTCTTCCAAAGATAAACAGCATTCCGGCGTCATGCGGCATGCTTTTGACAAACATCAAACCTTGAGCCATAGCCTCGGGGGTTTCTGCTATCTTTACTCTGAGAGTGGGGAAAACATTGAGAGACATAATTGAGAGTACCTTTTTGCGAAACATTTACCTCCTTTTAGCAAATGACGGGTAGGACTTTTTGCCCGTAATTTTGTATAGAATGTATACACCAAAGAGAGGAGGTAAACTATGTCAAACATCGTCCATTTTGTTCTAAAACTATTGTTCGGAAATAGCGATTCAGGAGATCTAATCATCTCTTCTAATGTTCCGGAAGTTGTTGTTCATACAGGTTGGACTCCTAAGCAAGTTTACATCAATCTCCATAATGAACACGGTCACAGCGTTTGCGGTTCACATCATGACTGGTTTGATGTAAAGATCGTTCGTCACGGTTTCATTGTTCGATGCCTAATCAAAAGCAGCTTTAGGAAGATAACATGGGTGGCAACCAAGTAAATGTTGTTGGATGGTATGGAAAAAGAAACTGTGGCGACGAAAGCTACAAGCTAGCTTTCCCATGCGTTTTCCCTGAATATGAGTTCGTGTTTTCTGATCAGCCAATAGAAAAAGCTGATGCTTATATACTTGGCGGAGGAGACATCTTAAATAACTCTCTTCTTGCTAAGTTTCAAAACATCAAAAAGCCAAAGCATGTGATGTCGGTAACAGCTTCTTCTAAGATAGAAAAGAAGATGCTAGACGGTTTTCGCACCATTATTGTAAGAGACACAGCCTCTCATGCCAACTTAAAAAGCATAGGCGTTGACGCTCTTCTCTATCCAGACTTTTCATTTGCTCTTTCATACAACAGAGAAAGAGGCGCTCAGCTAATAAAAAGCTTCTTTGATAAGGAAAAACACGATCTATATGACAAGAAGGTTGTAGTTGTTATGAATGGACATATGGTTCCATATCATGCAGCCCCGGCCTATGAGTACGCCCGGCTAGACAAGTTGTGCTATGACCTTGCTATTTCCTTGGACCAAACACCGGCTAGCTTTATCTTCATTCCATTTGGAACTAAAGCTCCTTGGGACGACAGACTCCCAAATAGTATTGTAGCGTCCAGATGCAAATACTGGAAGAAGAATGTCATGGTTTATGACGAGTTAGGCGTTCAAGACATACTCGATATGATTTCAGGATCTCATGCTGTAGTAAGCAGTCGCCTTCACTCTTCAATTTTTAGCGCAACTTGCGAACGGCCTTTTGTAGACATAACTCATAGCCACAAGAACAGATACTTTCTTGAAACGATTGGTTATAAGAAGGCCTCTATTGGTTACGACAGCTTCAACTCAACACAAATGACAACCATGCTAAAACATGCTATTTTTGATAGGAATGCCGCTGAAGAAATTGGAAGTATCGTTTCTCTAAACAAGTTCTTGCTTACTGGGCTCTCAAAGTCTATACTCTTAACGTAAAGAGGCGATCATGTATCTTTTGTATGACGAAAATCAAATAATACGTATCGTCTCTTCAAATAAAGTGAAGTGCGACGGACTATTCCATGTACAGGTTGAAGACAACAGAGATTGGAATAAGCTGATTTATAAGAAGCTTCCCGTAGAAGTCCTTGAAGCTATCGGCGCGAAGACAAGAAAGGCTCACGCCGACCTTCGAGTAGCGATTATCTGCAACTGGAATGACAGATGCGGAATATCGACGTATAGCAGCTTTCTTGTCAATTCTCTTAAGTCAAAAGTAAATGCAATCAAGATATTTTCCGAGTTCTCCGACGACGCATCATATACCGACGAACCAAATGTAATTCGATGCTGGAAACGAGGAGAAGACTTAGAAAAAACCGTCAAGCTAGTCAAAGAATGGTCGCCGGACTTCGTTATCATACAACATGAATACGGCATTTTCCCAAACGCTTTCAAGTTTATGCAACTTATGTCTGCTCTAGATAAGATACCATATGCTGTTGTTATGCATAGCGTATATCATCACCTAGACAAGGCTGTATATAGCGAAAGCGCCAAGAACATCATTGTCCACTCGAATGAAGCCAAATCGCTACTCAGGACCATAGGTAACACTAACAATATCTATGTAGTACCGCATGGCTGCGTTCAGCTCAAAGAAACGCAAGAACTATGGAACATTTGCGTAAATCCTTATACAATTCTTCAGTTCGGGTTTGGCTTTGCTTATAAAGGCGTTGACAGAGCATTGCATGCTATCGCCCATCTAAAAGCCGTAAACAACAAGTACGAGAACCTACAGTACATTTATCTATGCAGTACCAATAGCCACAACTATGCAGCAAATGCCGAGTATTGCAAGAAGCTAACTCAGCTAGCAAAAGACTTGGGCATTCTTCCAAACATAGTCATCATACAAAAATACCAGACAGAAGAAATGATCAATCTCTATCTTCGTCTTGGTAAAATAGCTATCTTCCCATATGTCATTGACCCTCAGAATGAAGTCTTTGGAGCAAGCGGCGCTATACGAATAGCTCTTGCTAACAAGAGGCCTGTTATTGCTAGCGAGAGCCATCTATTTGACGACCTTGAAGGCATAGTGCCTCGTCCTACCAATCACATAGAACTAGCCAAGGAAATCGACAAGATCTTCAGTCAAACAGAGTACCGAGATGGTCTTGTAGAGAAGAGCTTCAATTTCGTAAAGGATACGTCTTGGGACGTAGCGGCTCAAAGCTATCTTGCAGCATATGACCAAATCGTAGATCAGCTATAACGAAAGCCTACTGCCTCTATAGCCGATTTTACTTCTTCTTCATTGTCGTCTTGAACATTGATTGCGATCAAGTTACCCCGACACTCTTCTGGATTAAGTTCAAAGTCCATAGAGACTTGATTTGCAAGTATCCATTTAATGATTTGCTGTTTATTGGATACGGTATCATAACCGACGCTTTTTAGCAGTTTAGGCTTTTGATCTTCGCCCTGAACAGCCAGCTTCTTTTGAGCAAAATCGTATTTGAGTTTTACTGGGACTGGGTTGGAAGGCTCTTCAACCTTTTCTTTTTCAACATATGGCTTCATGCGTCGTTCATGAATATCATACTCGAACTTAAGTTCACTACCAATGAACTTGTGCATCTCTCCGGTTTTTACATCAAACCATAAGAGAGATTTGACCATCGCTTTGGATGTCTTGACTTGTCGTTTCTCGACTTCAAGATAGATAGTCTTCATGCTTTAGTCTTTGATACCACCCAAGATCATTCCCCTTGGATGCCTTCTTTTCTAGCGCGAAAGTATTATCATTCAAGATGATAACCTTGATAGCTTCTGCGCCCTTCTCGGTTATCTTGACGTACTTGCCCTCGTCCTGCACTAGACCTGCCGTTTCCATGCGAGCTAACTCCATAGGAGAGATATTAGCTGGCTTGAGAAACCTTCTGCTTGCAGACTTATTAGTTCCTTCCCACATAGAGAACAAAGCCTGATGAGTAGGATCGTTCTTGTTCAGCCTAGTTCTTACGTCCTGCAATGCAGGCATAAGCTGAATAAGAATATCTATCAATGATTGTTGAGCGGTTTTTTGCATATTACATTCCTACTTGAACGCCCCATCCTCTTAGTTTCTTTCTGATTTTATCTTGTATCTCTACAAGAATCATAGCGTCAGATTCAGACGCTACATTCATACCAACAAGTCCAAGAGAGTTGAAAGCGTTCTGAAAACTCTTAATCCTAGGATTTGAAGGAGGGCCTTGAAGTCTTGAGGGATCAAAACGCAAGGTCTGCATCTGCGATTCAACATAAGATGAGGATACGATCTTTTTCATGACCACAATGTATTCCTATGCGGGTAAGGGTTCTCGCCTTCTTTGCCCCACAAAAACGGTTCGTTCTTTAGCTCTCTCCAAACCTGTCCCTCATTTATGGACGGGTCGTTATATCCTTCAAGGCCCTTCTTGTACCTACTCTGATTCTTTATGTCTCTATCTCTGCCAGCTACTTCCTCGTCAATCTCTGACCACTCAAATACTCTTTCTTTCATTGGGAGATCTAGATTTGAGAAAGGCCCATGCACTCCCTTTGCTACCGTTTCAGGCTTTTTCCTTCTCAAAGCGTAGAACTGTACAAGCATAGAACGGATGTACAAGTTTCTCGATATGATATGGCCCACCCATTCAATAGCGAGTTTGTATTCGATGACTTTGGACATGGTTTTATATGAAACACTCTTTGTGTCGCTGCATAGAGTGCGACAAAGAGCGGCGTCAACTCTCTCGAAATCGGATAGTCCGGGATACAAGGCTACCGCCCTCTTCAATCCCTGAACGGCATAAACAAAGATGTTCTCTATCCCCTCTGTTGGAGGGCTATTGCTTGGAACGGAAGATTCTAACGTGTCAGCCAAATCCGTCCAAAGCTTAGAAACAATGCCATAGGCATTCCTAGCCTTCTTCTTGAAGGCAGAAATCGCCGTCTGGATAGGCATTTTACCCATTCCTTCAACTTCTATGAAGCCTTGTGGCAAAACCTTGATACCATGAATAGAAAGCTCTTTTTCGAGGAGTTCAAGCATCCTTGCCCTCCCTTGGCAAAACGCCTACAGTAATATGAAACTTGTGGTCCTTGATTGTAGGAGTCAAATCGTAATCTTCTCTAAGCTCAGATAGCTCAGGAGCATCTATATCAAGAACCCAAACCTTTTCTATCTCCGGCCATCCGTCAGGGTCTTTTATCTCTTCTAGTCCCATTATCTTGTACGGAATAGTCTTACCGTCTTCTGCAAACTCAATATCATTCTCTTCTATCTCGTCCCTGCGAATTACTGTTACATGAGCGCCTATGTCATTTCTCTTATGCTTAGGCGGCTTTTGCGCATCAGGCAAAAGAGGCAGAAACGCTTTCAACAAAGAATCGTCAACCTTGAGATAAACAAAACCGTCTTCCGTCTGCTTGAGGGTTCCCTCTAAAACAGTCAGAACGCTATCTCCTGCTATCTTCTTAAAAATGGAAGCAAGAGCCGCCTGAGAATAGTTTTTAGTCATATCCAAGGCATAGTCCCTAGGATAGAGGTTAGACCAGTAAGTTGTTAGCTTACGTTGGTCTTTCTTTTGCCTCTTCTTCCAGCTTGGAGGAACATGCTTAGATACGATTTGCTTCATTTATTGTTTGCCCTATCCTGCACAGCCTTCTGGAACTTGATGATACGCTCCTTTGCTTGTTCGTGGTCAGCAAAGGCAATTCCTTGATTCTTCTCCGCTTCATACTCAGCCAATAGATCTCGCGGCTTTGTGTTTTTTATATCAGGGCGAGCGATATGAACTCCCTCAGGAGGATTGTTGAATCTCTCATTGAGGCTCATATCTTCTCGGTCTTTCTTTTGCGGCAAAGGCTCGACTTCTGACTTCTTTACAGTAGCCATGATAGTCTTCTCTCCCGCCTTGCGTATCTTCTTGGATTCTTTAGACGCCTTTACTTCTGCCGCAGGAGGAGCCGCCTCAATAGTAGCTTCTGGCGTATCAAGCGCTATGAGATTACACTTGATAGCTGTTTGAACTTCAACAGACATGGCATCCTTAGCGCTGACATAAAAAAGCTGCTGAGGAGCGCAAACAATAGAGCCAATGCTTACTTTGGTTCGAGAGATATTCTTGTACGCAATCAAATTGATTGACTTGAAATCTCCTATTGCTTCGATCATCTTATTAGTAACGGCAAACTGAATGCCTCCGTCTACGCATTGCTCTTCGGTAAGAGAAAACTCTTCGCCCGCTCTATAAGAGCGGCCAAGAGCATTTACAACAAACTTACCCTTCATCGTTGGCGCTACTTTGAAATTCATGGTTCTTCCTTTCAGATGTTTCTTAGTCTTTGCTTGAGGCCCTGAAGAACGCCATTCCCGTTATATGAATTAACGTTTGAAGGCGGTCTGTCCCTATGGTTATCGTCTAATTGCCTGCTAGTTGTTTGATTGATGCCAAGAGTTGCGTCCGAGCTATCTCCCTCTCCAATTTCGCCGTCGTCATGAAGCTCCAAACCATGATCTGTAACTATGCCTCTTCCATTATCTCTTTTTGGTCTACCTTCTGAATCGTCAAGGATAGTGCTATCAGAAGGCCATGCAGGACCGTTCTCAAATTGAGAAGCGCCTCCGCCCGGAATCGAGTTGGAGGTTCCTTGATTTCCTGCTCGTAGCTTATCAACCGTATCTTCGCTTCCGGGCTTGCCTTTATTCAAACGATAAGGATCTCGTCGTTCTGGACTAAAGACATCAAAAGCTGACGGCGGATCTCTGCGAGCAATCTTAGAGAGATTATATGGTTGGGGGCGCACTAGGGCCTCCGCCTAATGGCTTTGGCTGAGGAGCCGGAGCGGGCGCTGGCTGCTCAGGAGTATCTAGACTAAAGTAGTTAGAAGATTGCGCTCCCGGGGCGGGCGGCGGAGTTGCTGGCGCTGGAGGAGACGCCGCCGAAGGCGTTCCTTCGCTTGGCGGTTGCTCGCCTACTCCCGCTCCAAATGGGTCATGATTGAATGTTGGTTCAGCAAGAGTTGGCTGACCGTCAGCAGTATTGGTTGCGCTTGGCGCAGGAGGAATAGTGCTTCCCATCTCAGGGACATCACCCATTGGCTCTCCTGTATCCATTGAGATATCGCCCTCAGAAGTAGGAAGTTCGCCCATGCCCGGTGCTCCGCTTCCATCGCCGCCCATTGGGTCTGTTCCCATTGGGTCTGCTCCCGTCATACCAGATGGGTCTGATTGCTCTGCTGCTCCTTCTAAAGCTGAAGGATCAAATCCTGATTGCTCTGCCCAAAGCCTTTCGTCTCCGGCTGTTGGGTCGTTACCATTAAGGAAGTCGGTATCTCGATCTTCAGGCGGGATATTGCCTTCTTGAGGCGGAATGGCAGAGGTCTGAGCAATCGTCAAAAGAAACGCTTGCTTGTCTTTGGTTATACCGTTGACAAGATCTGTCTCTTCTGCATTGAGCGCTCTATTTTCTTTTGCTGCCTGAAGATAGGTATGATAAAGAAGCTTGTCTGCGTCTCTCATAGAAGAAAGAGCCATCTTCAAGGCTTTCTCTCCGCCCTTGAATCCGTGCATGGCATCAACTTCTACCTTCTTGCCAAAATTATCTCGATTCTTTTCCGCGCTAGAATGATGAGGAAGACCATCTAGATTGCCAAATCTATCTGGATTGGCCTGCAACTGACTTCCTCTTTGAGGAACGTTGTTTGGAACCTTGGTAATAGGACCGTCTAGTTGATCGCCAACATACTTATCCCAAAATGCTGTATCTGGATCGTTATTAGCCTTAGCAAAAGCGTCTCTGTACTTGCGGTCAAAAGCCTCAGAAAGAGCAGCGGCAGGAGTTACTCCGCCCCTTGTTCCGTCTTCGTGCTGCCTATGAGGATATAGCTTAGAGTCAGCGTCTCCCAAAGCTCCCTCAATGGTCTTATCATTGTGAGCGGCCTTTTTACGATTCTCGTCTAGCATGGCCTCATGCGTAACCGGATTATCAATAGGTCTACGGTCTTCTTCCAATATGCTGTTAAAGTTTGGCACATAGCTCTTATCGCTAAGAGATAGGTTGTACTTTTGAGCGTGTTGAGGAAGAACGACAGAATGCGGAGATACGCTATCTTTCGCCTTCTGAGATATTTTCTTAAGATTGAAAGCCATTACTATACTCCTCACCTACGTGGATATGCACTACTTCTTTGTTCGAGTTTTCTTGCAACTTGCCCTCCCGGGCCTTGTCCATATGGCATGCCCGACATGGACCTCCATACTACATCATTCATGCCATTAGATACTGGCGAATTTACAAGTTTTCCTTCTACGTACTTGTTCTGACCCTTCTCAATACAGTTATAACAAGCTCCTGCCAAAGCATCGCACAAATCGTCAGTTGTTACGTCCCCGTCCTTCTTGGCATATACCTTATAACCGTTGTCAAGCCATTTACGCTGAAGATTCTTCATTTCGTTTTTGAGCAATAGGTGATGAGGAATCAACAACTTTCTCTGTATGACAAGCTGATATAGGTTATCATAAATAAGCGTCTTGTACTGCTTGGTAAATGGGGTCATTCTTGTAGGAATGCCTCTCTTACGTAGTTTTGCAATACTTGTCTGGCTATTGAAATGGTCATAAGTAACAATACCCATGTTGAACTTCGAATTCAAATCGGCAACATACTCGTCTACTTGCTCTACAGAAATCGGTCGTTCTGGGGCAGGCGACCAGTACATAATGTGATCTACTATGATTCTCCATTCCATCTTCTTGCTACCATCGTGGTCAAACCAATGTTCTTTATGAGCAAGTATAAGAGCATAGTTGTGGCTAGATGTCGCTGGATCCAAGTGGGCAAAATAAACTTGTCCTCGAACTCCAAATTTCAACAACTGCAAATCCTTCTCTCGGAAGCAAGCCTCGATATCTTCCTCACTAAAGAAGTTTTCGCCTGCCGTGCCAGAGAACTCCGCTCCAAACTCCATGCGGAACTTTTCTTCTGGCATACTAGGGAACGCAGCCATAAGACCCTTCTTAGACTGCATAGGATTAACTTGCCATGTAGCCGCTCGACAAACCAAACGATGGTCAACCTCCATGTGATTCTCGAAGAGGTTGTAGAAGATACCTTCCTTGCTTCTAGGAGTTGAAAGACAAATGATCTTACCATCATATATCTTGTCCACCTCTTGAATGCCATCAGGTCCAAGAATAGGAAGTCCCATGCTATTTACTTTAGGAACTTGACGAACATATGTCTTTACAGCGGGAGCAAGAGAGTTGAATATGGAGTCTCCGGAAGACGAGCCAGCAGTATTCTTGTACAAACCAATCTCGTCCAATAGCAATACATAGCACGAAATACCTACGAGCGTATCTGAGTTACTATGCCCTGCTCTAACAACAACAGAACCAAGGCTAGGCTGGAAGCCTTGCTCTACAAGCTCTTTGTTTCTCTTTTTGTCCTCAGGAGTTAGGAAGTGGATAGCGTCAGAAGTTACGCCTTCTGGAATAATCTTGTCTCTAAAGTATTCGCTACTTAGAACTTTTTCCTTAATCTGGCGGAAGAGAATCTTCGCCTGCTGCGCCGAGTTAGCGATGGTCAAAATGGTAAACGGATCAGCCATACCTAGGTTGTAGACAGCATAAGGATTTCCGCCGGGCGTTTCCAATAGCCTCATCGTTTCATATAGAGCAATGATAGAAGTAAGGAAGTCTTTTCCGCTGTTATGACAAATGAATCCATTGGATACGAAGTTCTGCAAATGCTTCTTGTCAGATACCTGAATATCATATGTTCGTTTCGTGCCTATTTTTCGCAACTGAGTAATAGGAACAAAAACAGGAGCATCAAGGTCGTTCTCTGATTCGACATTTAGATTTACGTCTTGAACCGTGTCGTTCTGTCCAATAAAACCTATCTCGTTGATAAACCTTTTGACATGGCAGTTTTTAGTTACCGACAAGATATGCTCTGGTTTACCATTCATGATCTTCGATTGGAACCCGGCAAAAATACCGAATCTTGAAAGAAGATGCTGAACCTGCTTGATAAGCGTTATACTGCTAAAGGAAGCTTCTATCTTAGAAGTATATCTCGAAGACTTCGACGCCGTAAGAGATCCGTCGCAGCTAAACAAGCATCTCAAGTAAGCCGCAACAACAGTCTTTGGTGCCAAGAAAATCTTTGCTGGCACGAATTTTTGCATGCCCGTCTTGTTATGAAGTCCATTATTCTTGAGTATAGTAGCGACGTTTACTACGTTACTCTTTGTAGAAACAGCCTTAGTTGTAGCAACATATGAGTATTTTCTCTCGTCTATAGACTTCAGATTATAGTTGGTAGCTGCTTCAATCTTCAAGTCCGTGCTGGTAGACTTTAGCTTGTCCTTGAAGTTGTCAAAGACTTCGCCATCCTTCAAAGTAGTTGCTATATAAGCTCCAACGGAGTCGCAGCACTCGCTGCTTAAATATCCAAGAAGAGAAGCCTCGTCTTCGGTAATATCTGTTGAACTGCCAAAGAAGGGCTGACAAGCAGCAACGGCAATCTTATCTTTTGGCTTCAAAGACTTTAGCTCAACCCATCCCTTATCTGTCAGCATAGGATGATTGTCTGTAACTTCAATTTCATGGCCTGTTGTAGTCTGTATTTGATAAACCTCTCTCACGCCCTGAAATATGAGATTACAGTTGTTCATTACCGTCATGGTCTGAGCGGTTTCGTCGTATGTCCATGAATCTAGATTGAGTTTTCCGTAGTTCCAAAGCTCGCCTAAGGTCCAGTTGCGGCCAGTCTTTACGTCTACTATTTCACAACTCTCAGACAAACAACGTCGGCCCCAAACAAGAACAAGCTCTCTAAAATCATGCCCGGCTTCCCATTTGTCTATCAAAGCCCCATTCTCGGGAGCATTCAATCCATTCTCGTTTATGAGCAGCTTGTCTGCGTCTGTCAAAACAAGATTTTCATTTCCTTCGCTTCCTCTGTAAAAGCATTTTAGCGTTAGCTTTTGCAGAGGATAAGGATTGATAGGAGGGTTTAGGAAAGGAAGACCTAGATACTTTTTGTCGTCAATGAACTCGATAATGCTTGGGATCTTAGTGTTATTAACTAGATCTGTTTGAATCTTCGCCCTAAGCTCTCTAAAGAGATCAAAGCTTTTTTCATTCGAGTTGGACTTTTTCTTTTGCTTGTCAGAAGCCATATTTACCTCAAGTCGGAGGCTACTTTATAAACTAACCAAGTAGAACCACCGTCAAATGTAATCAGTTTTAGAATATCAAAGGCTGACGCATTAGGAGAAAACGTAATAGGAGCATGCGTCGTTGTCTTGAAAGTTGCTGGGAATGTGATACCAAAGCCTCCGCTCGTTTGCTCGACAACAAGAGTAATTTCGAATCCGCTATCGTCGGCAATGTCGCTCAAAATGGAAAGTATTACGTTTCCAGTGAGCGTAATCTTTTGCAGATTACCGCCCGCAGTTGAGATCTGATAGGTTCCGGTTTTATTACCAATGATGTTGGTATTGATTTGATAGGAATGAAGAACAACGTCTGAAAATACGCCGTCGCCAGCGTCAACTTCAATTTGATTTTGCGAGATTCTGATAGGCAAAGCTAAACCATTACCGCTGTACAAAGTACGCAGAGTTAGGTCAACGCCATTGTTCTCTGCATTTAGAAAGAACAAATCATTGTGAAGTTGGGCCGGTTCTTTATCGCCTATTCTTGTACTCATTTTTCAATCATCCTTATACGTTCTTCCATCCTATCTTTTCAAATGGCAAATGGATATCTTTCATGAGAAGATGAATGTCCTTCATTCTGGCTCTAGAATCGCCTATCACTGTTATCGTATATCCAGCCTGTTCGGAAAGAATGGCATAAGTAAGAGGAACTTCTAAAAACTGTCCCCGCAAGAAGTCGTCCATATCCTCATATCCATAGAGCGAACCGTATTTATCCAATACATGATCATTAAGAGCGCGAATGGCAGAATACGTAGTCTGTTGATTGTCCAAATGACTAAAGACTATGTGAGCATATGTATCTCTAAGAAAACCCTCTAACTCAGTTCTATGGCGCTGCTGCGGGTTTACCGCCGTAGACTGAAGAGTATTGAATACGCAAATAAGCGGGCCTAAAGCCTGTTGTCCCAAGTCGTATGATTCCGAGATCGCTTCTGCGGCGATGCGATAATCATATGTTCCAATTCTATGTCCAAAGTCTATTGCCATTAGCGGAATATGATCCTACGAAAATATCTCCATTCAAACTCTTCTAGATCGTCTTTCTGTCTGATTCTAAACCAATAAAACTCGCCTCTTGTCAACAACTCTGAGGATTGACTTGTATATTTGATTCTTCTTCCCTCATAATTGCTTGTTATGCCATTTCCGTTCATTGGTTTGAAATCGCCGTTATAGTCCTCAAAAGTCCAATTTGTAACATCCTCAAATGTATCTTTCGAAAAGATTATAGCATTTTCCTCGAAATCTTCCAGTTGTCTTGCAACTTCAATCTCAATATGATAGAACCTAAAATCGCCGGGATAATGTTCTAGAGGAGCCTCAAAAGACCAAGATCCTCTAGTCTCGATGTTCGTAGAAACAATCGAATCTGAAAAGGCCTGATTCTGCAAACCGTCAAGAAGTATCTGCGAGATCTTAGTATTCGTATAGGTAAGATACTGATTCAAGTTTGGATAGAAAAATGGCAAAGACGTAGAGTTTTTATCTACTACAAAACCAATCAGCTTATTAATGACATTGACATAATCATTCTTCCATGAAGTTTCGTCAAATAGCTTGTACAGTCTGTTCATTGGAGCATTAAGCTCAAGCTGAACGGTAGGCTCCATTCCAGCCGCAATCCTATCTCTGGCTCTCTTGAGAATAGTTGCTTTTCTCTCCAAGCATATTGCAGATTGCGCCAGACAAGTTTCCATTAGTTTCCAACCCTTAATCGGGTCCAACAATTCTGTATTATCAAATGGAACTGGAAATGAGAAAACAGTAAGAGGATCTCCATAACAAGCCATGCTTGAGTCTAGCAAAGGCTGAGAGTACATAAAGGCCTCTCCAAGAGTTGCTCCCCTAAATAGAGTGTCCATAAAAGGAACTGGCCTTAAGAAGCCATTCGCATTCGTGCCAGACATTGCCCCAGCCGTAGCTACGTACCCCTGTCTAACTGCAAGTATGGGCCACGAACGAGCGTCTAGGCTTCTCATGCTTATACCGCCGTCAAAATCGGCATTATAGAAAAACGCTCTCGTGCTTGTAGATGTCTTGAAATACGAAAGAGAACCCCTGTCCGCTCCCCATCCCCAAAAGAATGAGTCGTCTTCAATTTGGGGCAAGAAAGCGTCCTTGCCAGCAGGAGGTTGATTCGTTTTTGCAATTGCCAATCCAAGCCTAGAGAAATAGTTGTCATAGAAGTCTAGCAACGCCAAAGTATAATCTGAAGACCCCGAATAGGTATAGGCTGAATAAGGGTCAAGACAGAACTTGCCGTCTACCAAAACTCTAGCTTTAGCAGCTTCAATATTGTCAAACCATGTCTTTGTTACAGTGTTGGGGCCGTCTATTCTCGTACAAATAAGGCCGTGTAGAGCATACTCGCCTGTAAACCTATTGAATATTTGCTTGTTGTAAATTGGATTGACAACGTTTTTGTTGAACGTATAGAAAATTCTAGACAGACGAGACGTACTTGATATAACATCAGATCCGTCTCGGAATCCGCCCGGAACGAATGGCATCAATACCATAGCGTATACGGTTCTTTCGCTTACTGGCGAAGTTGACAGAGACGTTCGTAGCGGTATCTCTACTTGATCTTGAAACTCGATATAGTCAGAAAGTATTTCTACGTTAGAACATGGAATGGCTATTAACTGGTCGTCGTCCAATCCATGAAGAGCTTGATATCTCAAAGCATAACCATAACTATCTGAGTCGTTCTCTCGATAAACGCACACGACGTTATCTTTGGTAAAGACAGCGGTTGGATTAGGAAGAACCTGAGCAACAGGACCAAGTACCGAAAAGAAAACGCAAGTAGTGGCGCTAGGAGAAGACTTGTTTCCATAGATGTCAACCGCAACTATATAATAGCAGTAAGTATCTCCAATGATAGTTGAGGTGTCATCAAAATTTGAAGTTACAGACGTGCCAATAAGCGAGAATGGTCCCGTAGGATTATTCGTAGAACGATATATCTCGTAATATGCAAAATCCGATGGGGTGGGCATTAGTATGTTCTCCTAATTAATTCCATGCTATCCTTATTCTTCCATGACTAATATCCGCCGACGCTGATACGTTTGTAGGAGCATTCAATATTGGATCGTCTGCAATATATTTGACAGAGAAAGACGCAGGAGACGAGGCGTTTCCATAAACATCATAAGCTATAATCTTGTAGTAATATGTCTTCTCTGAAAACACTTGATTATCTACAAATGACGAAGACTTGAGGTACGCCTTAGCATGATATGGCTTTGTAAGATCTGCTATTCCGTTTACGATTCTTGCCCTATATACTATGTAATGACTAAAATCTGGCTCCGTATTCTGCCTCCATGTTATAGCGATGCACTGTCTTCGCATCTGATAAGTAGCATTAACAAGAGCGTCAGAAATAGAAGTCATGATATTAGAAGGCGTTGCAAGCAGTTGATATTCGCTTGGCTTAGTATCATACACAAACCTTCTGTCTGCTGCCAAAAAGAGATCTGTTTCTGTCGAGATGTTTGCGGGATGATTGTTGTCATCTAGGAACGGTCCAGTGCAATATCCCCATGAAGCAAGAGAGGCCATCTGATTCTTTATCATTGGGCCGCTTACTGAACTGCCAAGCGTATTTGCAATATTTGTCACGTAGACCCATGCAACTTGTTCGCTTCCGGGAGTAATATACTCGGCCAAAATATGAGGGCCTGTTATAGGGCCGCTAGAGTCATATGAAGACAAAAAGCTCATAGAACCCAAAGAGGTAACGTCATTGGGCGACGGATTCACCATTAGTTTCAAATGAGGATGCAGTGACTTGACAAGGGCTATATATGCTTGCGATTGAGACAAATCTTCGAATCCGTCAAAATATGAATCTAGACCAAGAATATTGCTTTTGATGTAATAGCTCATTAGGTCTAGTTCGCTTTTGGCATACTGAAGAGTCGTACTATTGGACATATCTGCAATCCTAGCTAGGTCGGTATATGCAGGATTCCATTTTGGACTCACAACGCTTGCGTGTCCTTGATAAAAACCAAAGACTGGGATTTCTTGGATAGCGTCTCTCAACAAGAACAAAGAACCTTTGAGTAACGAAGGAGCAACAGTAAACGATCCGCCAATACATGTGTCGCCAACTTTGGTAAGACACGAATCTGTATAAGGACCAGCAGAAGACTGAGGATAGCTATTGGTTGTGTCAAAAAGAGGCGCAAGAGTTGAGAACGGATAGTTCCAGACGTTTCTGTTCCAATACAAGCCAGAGGGAGAAAACATAAACTGTCGCTCATACCCTAGGTTCTTGTAGTTATTCTTGATATTATTAGCCCACCATGCCCATCCGTGTACGGCTGGATTGGTGTTAGCTGGATCGTAGGAACTCTGATAGTAAAGAGGCTGTCCATTAGACGCTACCGCTGTTATTGCTGGCCATACTGGGCGAGGGTCTTTCATATAGGTAACAGCCCCAAAAGTCTGAGCAAAATATGATTTGTAAGGAGAAAGAGTTGTTACCCAGCTTTTTGGATTCCTAGAGAATCGGACAGACACTTTGACCGTATAGCTCTCCCCATACGCCAGACAGTCTTTATTGACGTAGTTGAGCGAATCTGCTTGCGTTTCCCCATACCAACCAAAAACAACGTTTGAAGCATATCCGGTGTCGCCAATTGCTGTTGTTGATACCGAAGTCAGTCGCTTGTCTTGAACAAAGTTCTGCTGCATGCAGATACCGACAGCATGCGTCTCATTGAATAGGTTATGAGTAGGGCTGAACTTCTGAAACGGATAGGTTGCAGGAGTCCCATCATATGATCCAAGAATAGTTCTTCGTTCGAATGCGGTAGAGGCGTTAGTATTGTCTACTTCCGCGAAAATTCTACCCATATACAATCCGTCAAAAGATAGGCTTCCCATTCTTTGCGCAATATCGCCCTGATTCTGTACTGATGGACCGTCATTGGTATAGACTATGGTAAGATCATATCCTGTAGAAACAGTAGACACAGAGACAGACGTATGTATCCAGTTTCCAAGAGTAACCGAGTTTTCTTGAAGATAGCAAACACCCCATCTGTTATATCCGTCTTCTAGAGATTCTGTATTGCGCAGATCGCTTGTTGGAACTTCGTCTGTTCCCAACACTTGAGCCGTAACTCCAACGCCGTCTAGAGCTATACCAATAGCCTGAACAAGCTCTTTGACTAACGAATAATCTGCTATGGCTATTTCAGCTAAAGTGTGCGGTATGTTGTCTTTATCAATGAATCTTGCAACAAACGTGTCTACAGAGCTTACAGTCATTATTCCGAACGAAGCCGCTATGTATGCAGAGTTTTCGTCTCCGGTGTATTTGATTCTAAAAGCTCTTGACGCATTTAGATTTGCGTCTGTTGTTGTAAACTTAAGGATGTCGCTTACTGTGCTGTTTATCTGTTTTATGAGAGGCTTGGTCACAGAAGATCCAGAAGAATCTAGAGTTGTAGAGTCTGGATCTACTACTTGCACAAATGCATTTTGACAGCTTGACATAGCCGACCTAGTTCTTGTTTTTATGGTTGTCGTAGAAGTAAAGCCAGAAGAACTAAGCGAAGGAGCTACATAGATAGGGATTGCCGCGCCAACAACTCTGCTAGCGAACACGTTCTTAGGGGAATCATTGTAGTCCCTAGCGGAAGCAGGGTTCTCTGTCGCCTGCAAGAACAGCGGGAGATATGACGGATATGAGAGCTTGTATCTAAAGAAACTTGGAAGCTCCGTAACTGCTACGTTCATCTGTGTGGCGTCTGTCTCTTTTGATGACTTCCACTGGCTCCATGTCTTTGTTGCGCCATCCGCTATTGCGAACTCCATATCTGACCTACGCGAAGGCCAAATATTCGCTTTCAATGCAGAAAACTGATTAAGTTTGTCTATTGCAATCCATCTAGATACGCAGTAAGAAGAGTTCTCTACATTTAGATTATTGACAAAAGTGATAGAGCTTACAGAGATATTGTTCGCCGGAATGAAGTTCCAAAAAGCTGTTTGAGTATCTACATTGGCATTTGCTATAGTCGTATTGTTTACAATCTTGATGTTTGAAGCGCTTCCGGCAACTTCGTCAACAAAGCTAAAGCATCCGGCGTAGGGTGCTCCGCCGGGAATAAAGACATTGCTTGCGATTGTAAGTCCGCTAGTATTGCCTGAGACAAGTATGGCCGCAGCGTTGGCTCCTGATTCGAATATATTGGCGTCCATTCGAATATCTGTAGAAGAGAAAAGCGAGTTGGTTCCCTTGGCTATTCTGCATCCATAAATGCTTGAATCTACAATGTTCTTTAGCTTGAAACAACCATATGTAATTTTAGGATATCCGTAGATATCTAAGTCGTCTGACTCTTCTGCGTTGTATTCGAAATCGCAAAACTGAATAGACAGCAATGACGAAGTGATAAAATTGAACCCGAAAGTAAAAGCCCAGTCCTTATTAGAAACTACAGCGATCTTATCATTATCTCCAAATATGCAGCCATTCATAACAACAGAAGTACCACCTGTCATTTCTACAATGGTATTGTTAGAGCTATGAAACCGACACTGGTTGAAGTATACCTGCTCCATAAACTCACCTAGAACAGCTTGATCTAGGTTTTTGAATGTACAATTAGTAAATGTTGTATTTCTAGGACCAATAGATTCGTAAAGATCGCATCCTCTCAATAGAGAAGTAGTTTCGCTTCCTTGGGCATGGTCGTCGTCATCAAAATCAAATGTAGCATTTGCGCCAAACTGTATGTTTTGGAAATGAACATTCTTAGCATTGATGTTATCTGTAACAAAGAGCGGAAGAGGTTCTGTCCTTGAAAAAGAACTGTTCGCATGAACTACTACGCCGCCAGTCTCAAGAGTTCGGATTATCACGTTCGGACTATTTATGGCGACTGTACCGCCTAGTGGCAATGTTTGATCGTCAGTTGCGTTTGACTTTACTATGTCAAAGATTACCTTACCCTCTGGCTTGTTGTTATCCATCCAAGTCACTGCGTCTTGCATGGTTTGAAACGTATTTGCAGGCGGCGTTTGCTCTGCCATAATAACCGGAACTCTGGTCCACTCATCAAAGTTGTTTGTAGGATAGTCGTTTACAATAGGCGCTGTAACTGTTTTAGTAGTTGTGGCCGTAGAACTAACCTTACCATTATGCCATATCTTTAACGTTATCGTAAATGGAGTTCCACCGTTCGCATGCCAGTATGTATAAGCCGCTGATATGCCTCTCTGCTTTGAACTTAGCGAGGTATTTCTGATTGCATTTCCATCAGAATCTTGTTTACCATCTACTCGACTATCTGCAAAATAAGTATAGTTACGAACATTTGAAGGCGGAGAATTGTCTCCAAAATCCCATTCAAATACGCAGTCTTGTTTGCTTACTCCATTAAATGTGCTGTCATTAGCTGAAACATAAAGAGTATACGGATACACTTGTTCCGCATCTGACAATACAGTTATAACAGGACTTGGCGTATTATAAAACGTGGTATTGCCTGCTGATGCTTGAGAGAAAGATTCCCACCACTCTTGACCAAGTACATAACTTGTCCACTCGTCGCCATCAATATCGTTTAGATATGCATAGTTTTGATCGAATGGCTCTTCTTTTACGTTAATGACTGGATCGCCAAGGTATTCAGAATCAGAAAGGTCGATTCCGTCAACAGTTGGCTTCTTTACAAGAATCTGGAAACGTTGTCTAGTCGCCCACGGAGGGCTTGAAGAGTCGTCTCCGTTAGTTACGTTGAACAAGAAGCTTTTTAGACCGCTATCCCACTCCACCGTAACCGTACCAGTCGTAAATGGAATAGGATCTGGCTTTGGCGAAGGATCTAGTATTTGAGTTTGCAAGGCAGACTCAAGCGTAACCGCTACTTCTGTCATTGAAGAAGCGCCCATAGTATTGATTCCCTGTATTAGATACTCAATATTATGAATCTTGACAGAAAAAGCTCCTGAATCTACGTTTTTCCATGATCCGAGTACGTCTTCTTCTTTTTCTCCGCTTGGGAAATATCTAAACCTTCCTCTTTGATAGCTTACGCCTAGTCCGCCTCGAAGAATAATACCGTCAGCGCTAGCGGACATTTCAGATAGACAACTATTCATGAAGCTAACATTTACTGGCTGCCCAATGTATATATCAGTTTCAGAATGATACATAGATGTCATGGCAAAGATTGGCTTGCCATTTGCTATGTCTCTTGTAAACGAAATCTGGTTTTTGGCAAAAAGACTCCATTCATAAGTAGCAGAATCGCCATTGCCCTTATATCCGTAAACTTGAGGTACGAAGAAATCGCAGAAATCAGAAATTGGCCTAGATACATAAACTCCACCAGAGAGTCGCTTATTACAACGATTCTTGGCGGCTAAATAGGCGGTATAGTTTTCATTAAAAAGCGGATCGCTTGGATTGCTGATATAGTTCGTTATCGTTTCGTAGTCGTCGCTAAAGGACGGAAAAGCAGCAAATCCAATCATCAAGTCAGGACGACTGCTGGCAACCGCTCTTGCCTTGGCAGTTGTGTATATGTTCTCAAAAGCCTGAAGAGTTGCGTCTACTTCAGAGTCTTGGTAGTTACGAATGTCATACTTTATATGACTGCCAGTAACTTCAAAAATCAACATATCCGTGCCTTCGGCTATAGCGCTGATGACACACTCATTGATCAGGTTGGTATCAAGCAAATATGTAAGCTTGTCGCTAAATAGATTGCTAGTTACAACCTTTGCAAAATGCATTCCATAGGAAGCTTTGAGAGAAGCCGCACTAGGAGCATTGGTAAATCCAAAAGCTTGTATATACTTGAACGACATTCTTCCTGCTCTCCTAGCCCATAGCACGGCTACGTAGTTACAAGGGTGCCATGTACTGTATTATCGCCAAAATGAGGCAGGGAATGGCTCGTTGTTAAAAGAAAATACCCAGAAGCCTCAGACTTCTGGGTACGAGAAAAACTCCGTCTTTCCTCTATCAATTCCCGCTTGAACCAAAGCCTCCGGTTCCTCTGCTGGAATCCGCAAGCTCTTGGACTTCCCAAAACTTACCCTCTTCTGTTCGGATAATAACAAGTTGGGCTATCTTGTCACCCTTCTTGTATGTTTTTATGTCTGGCGGAATAGGACGGTGAGCAAAAACTTGACCTGTTTCTTTGTTATGATAGAAATGATCAACAGGCTTAAACCTGACAAGAAGCTCGCCTCGATACCCATTGTCCACAAGTCCAATGCTATTAGCTAGAACTAAATCGTACTTACTTATGCTTGAACGGGGCCAAATCTGAGTATGAAAACCTTCAGAAGGTTCTATAGCCAAGCCTGTACGATACTGCATATATCCGTCATCAGATACAGTACCATTGTCAATGGCTACCAAATCATATCCTGCATCTCCCTCTTTAGCTCTTGCCGGGAGAACTGCGTCTGGGTGTAGTTTTTGAACTTTTATCTTGCACTTCTTAAAGACTTCTAACGCTACCGGATCTGCCATGTTCTTCATTCGTCTTCCTTTCTTTATCCACACTTGCTACTTCCGCAACCCTTACAAGTCATACATCCTTCTTGGCGGATTACTTCGGTGCTTCCGCAGCTTTCGCATGTATAACCGCTAACCTTCGTTCCGTCTGCAATGTACTTCTTCAAAACCCTTGCCATAGCCTTACCGAAGTTTGTCATATCTCCCGGAGACTTTTCAAGCTGATCAACAACATAGCTGATGTCTGAACCGTGTCGCAATGACAGGCTCAAAAGGCGAGTAATTACAGCTTGTTCGTCTGTAAGCAAATCGCATAGGTTTTCTACAGTAGTGCCGTCTTCGGCTTCCAAAACATAATGACCTCTCTTATGCTTGAGTAGCGTACCCTTCTTTGCATGGGTAATGCAGCCATTGCGACCAGCAAAGACCTCGTAAGGATTACCGTCCAATAGACCAACGATAACAAAGAAGTCTTCGCCTCTAGACTTGGTATGATGAATGTCGCAAGAAAGAGCCTTCGGACGCTTAGGAGCATGAGTCTTCTGGATCGTTTCTTTTTTCTTCGTACCGACCGCAACAAGAACTCCGTCTCTACAGCCTTCTCGGTAAACCGTGAAACCCTTGCAGCCTTTCTCCCAAGCTCTCATGTAGACTTGAGCAACAACTTCCTTTGGACAATCATTAGGAACATTGCAAGTCTTGCTGATAGCATGGCATACCCACTTTTGGGCTGCGGCTTGAAGATCTACGCTTGCTACCCAATCAACATCATTAGCTGTTGCCTTGTAATAAGGAGAGTCTTTGTAGAACTCAAGATCGTCTACGCTCTTGTATTCTGCCGCCTTTGACTCGTCAAAGGTGTGACCGTTGACTTGCATCCATGTCTTGAAGTGGTGATGGAAAACAGGATAGGCCTGCCACTTGTCTCCCATGTCGTCAACTCGGTCAACTCTCGTGTTCTGATCGTTGGGGTTGATTTTCTTCCAACGAAGATAGAATACCATGAATGCAGACTCAATTCCGCTGGTAGATTGAGTTAGAGTAGATCCTGAACCAACGGGAGCGGTAGTGGTGTTAGCAATGTTGCGACGGCCATACTTCTGGTAAAGTTCATACACGTCCGGAGCGGCGTCCCAAATTCTTTGCAAGAATGGATGACCCTTCTCAAGGGCTGCATTCCAAATAGGGAATGGGCCTCGTTCCTTTGCCAAAATACAAGAAGAACGGTACGAGCCAATAGCCAAAGTCTTGTATATAGCCTCGGTTATATCAATGGACTCCTTCGAGCCATAGCGAACTCCCAAAGCAGCTATAGCGTCTCCTAGAGCCGTAATTCCAAGCCCTGTACGACGACCATTGACGCACGCCTCTCGGATGTTATGCCACATCTTTCGCTCGGCATACTTGGCGTCCTCTGTCTCAGGGTCGGAATCAATTTTGGCAATAATCTTGTCGATTTGCTCAATCTCAATGTCGATCATGTCGTCCATAAGACGCTGAGCAATCTCCGCAATCTTCTCGAACTTCTCGAAGTCAAATCGAGCATTCTTGGTAAACGGATTGATAACAAACGAGTAGAGATTGATGCATACTAAGCGGCAAGAGTCGTATGCGCTAAGAATGATTTCTCCGCACGGATTCGTGGATATGCTCTCATATCCATACTGCTTGTAAATATCAGATGGAGTATACTTCTGCGCAGTATCCCAAAACAATATTCCGGGTTCAGCGCTTTGCCAAGCTGCGTCAATGATTTCGTTCCAAATAGCAGTAGCGTCTTCAAGAGCGGTTATCTTTGGAGTCTTTGAATTGACAGGCCAACGAAGCTCAACATTGGTTGAATTCTTAACTGCATTCATGAACTCGTCAGACAAGCGAATAGAGATGTTCGCCCCTGTTACTTTCTTCTTGTCTTTCTTGATGTTGATAAATGTACGGATCTCAGGATGGTGCGAGGAGATCGAAAGCATCAAAGCTCCGCGACGACCATTCTGAGCTACTTCTCTACAGGTGTTTGAGAAGCGATCCATGAACACGCCAATACCGTCAGTGGTTCTAGCTGCATTCTTGGTTTCTACGCCTTTTGGCCTAATTTTACTGATATCGAAGCCAACGCCGCCTCTTCGCTTCATAATCTGAGCTTGTTCTTGATCGGTCTTGAGGATGCCTCCATAGCTATCTTCAGGCGATGGAACAACAAAGCAGTTAGAACACGATTGTATTTGATAATCATTGCCAATGGCACTCATAGGAGAGCCTTGAGGAATGATCCATTGAAACTGATCGAAGTAAGAAAAGATTTCTTCTTCGCTCAACGGATTGGCGTACTTTTTCTCAATTCTAGCAAACTCTTTCGCAAGCCTCCGATGCATCTGACGAGGCGACTTCTCTAAAATGTTTCCTTTGTCGTCTCGCAAGGCGTACTTGCTTATAAACACGCTTGCTGCTAATTCGTCGCCTCGAAAATACTCAACTGATTCCTTGAAAGCTTCTTCGTAAGTGTAAGTCGTCGTTGCTTTATCATTTGTCACCTCGTCCATAATCATCATTTGCGTCTCCAAAAAGTGTTTAGCGTAACGACTATGTTCTAATCGACAGGATAGCGTTCCTTCCTATGAAAGAATTAAGCCATTATCGCCTACACTACAAGCTATTTATAAGTCTTCCGGATTGATAGAATCCGGTTCTGCGCCAAGGAATTCTTCCAAAGAATTGCCAGACGACTGCGTGAATCCAAAGCCCTTACCCTTACCTTGCAACTGTGCATAGGAAGAATAATCCTTGTGCTTAACTTCTTTGATCGCTTCGTCAAAGTGTTGCTTCTTGAGAAGGAGTTTATCTCCTTCAATAGAAGACGCTCGAACAGCAAACATTGCTGTAGTCGTACACAAGTCTTTGATATGCGCGCCAGTCAACCCTTCGAGGGATTCGGCCAGCTTCTTGACTCTAACCTTCGGATCAAGAATGAAGTTTCGAGTGAACTGTCGAATCATCTTCTCTCGGCCCTTTTCGTCAGGCTTGTCGATCTTGATAAGTCTATCAAATCGACCGGGACGATTCTTGACAGCATCTTCCAACTCTTCGAGACAGTTGGTTGTTCCGAGAGTGATTACGTCACCGAAGCTCTCGATTCCGTCCAACTGGTTCATAAGCTCCATGACGAAGCCAGCATTGCCTTGATGCCTGTTCTGAGCGATCCAGTCTATGTCTTCTACAATCAAAAGACATGGGGCCAAGTCTTTTGCCATATGGCAGACCTTGCGTACTCCGCCTCGATTTGAGGCGAAATCCGTAGGCAAAGCATACAAGACCGAGAAGTTTGCGTCCTTAGCTAGGCAGCGGCAAACTTGCGTCTTTCCAGTCCCGGGAGGCCCATAAAGGATAATACCTCTCTTAACTGGGAGATTGAATCTCTTGAATGCCTCTCGCATCTCAAAGAGATCGTTGACGTTAGCTTTGATAACGTCTGTTACTCCGTCAGATAGGATTACGTCGTCCCAAGAAAGATTGTCTAGCTTCAGAAAGCGACAATCGCAATCGATCTTCTTTCCCTTGTATAGATTCTTCTCGTCCGCAAGCTTGGTTAGCCCCTGATAGACGTTGCTCTTCTTATCTGAAGAATGGATAGTATAGAAGAAACCGCCGTTGTGTCCAGCGGTAACTTCCATGACCAACTTCTCTTTAGTCTTCTTGTTCTCGTAGAAGACTGTAGCCTCTTTGTAGGCTCGAATAAAAACGTCAGGAGACGTTTCAATCTCCATCATGGTCGGAGGCTGCTGATTGAGGTAGCCGAAGCTTACTTCTTTGACGAGGGTATAGCCATTCGTGTCAAAGAACTCTTTCCAGATGTATTGGATCTTGCGATGTTGATAGTCGGAAAGCGTTTCCGAATCGCTTGTCGATCTTTCGGTCGTGCCGAAAAACTCATTGAAGGCGACTTCTCTGAGCGTATCCGACTCGGCGCTCATGAGCGCTATAACATAGTCATGAAGAGTACACTCGGAGAGCTTGATGTCTTTGAGAGAGGAGTTTTGCATACCGCAGCATCGGCATGCGCTACCCGACTATCAAGACAAAATCACTCGCCTCAGATATTGTCTTTTTCGTCTCTCGTCTTTGTTGCGTAAAGATGGAAGAACGGCTCAATCAGCTTGTCAACCGACAACTCGGAACCGTTGGGTTGGCGACGAACAAAGTCAATAACAGCGCACAGCTTATCGTCCAGTGGAACCTTAGCGGCTCCTGCCCCTCTGCGACCGCCGCCATGCTTCTTTCCAAAGATTCGCTGGACAAACTGCTGAACATTGATTGCCAAGACTTGCGTTCGGAAAGACGCAATCAAATACTTGGGCTTATCAAATCCGGCGTCAACAAGGCCCATAACAAGAGCGCTGTCAATAGACTCAATCTCAAGCATTTCTTCGCAGAGCTTGGCGAGCAACGCTCTCTGTTGCGGATTGATAAGACCAACTGATGCAATCGTCAGGTTATTACCGCAGATGATAACATTAGAATATGCTCTACGACGAAGTTCCAACAAAGCAAGAGGCTTAGGATAGTCGTAAATCTTTCTCAGAAGCTCAACATCAACCAGACTCTTGAGCGTCTCAAGAGCAACTCTATCGTTCTCTGTTGTTCCTTCTGACTTTAGATCAGCAGTATCAGTAGAGATTCCCAAGTAAAGCGCTGTTGCCAACGCCTTCATGCCAGTAGCGCCTGCGTCCAAGATCTTGAGATCATTCATAATCTCATAGAGAATGGTTGAACAAGAGCCATACGCCTTATGGATGTATACGCAATCAAGAGAAGGGTTAGGCGAGTGGTGATCAATAACCACATCGGCCTTGCGATCCTTATCAATGAACGCAGCAATACCTGTATTGTTTTCCTTGCCGAATCCACAGCTAGTATCAACAACAACTACATAGCTCTTTTCAAGAGCATTTCTAATAAGCTGAGCAGATTCTTCTTCATTATCCTCGTCAATCTCAAGCTTGATGGCGTTGATATTGAGGACATTCATCATAACACTATTTTGGGTGTAGGGAATTTCTCCGCCGTAGTAGATTGTAGAAGTAAGACCATAGCTATCCGCAATCATAGAAACTGCCATTGCGGAAGCAATACAGTCAGGATCGGGTTGGTCATGACAGATAATGGCTACAGAGTTCTTCTGCTTACTTTCAAACAACTTGATAAGACCTTCAGCGGCCTTCTTATCAAGAGTTGTGATTTCTGACTGTTCCATCGTTGCCAAACCAGCTTTCATAGTAATCGTCCTAATCTCACCAAATGAGGCTCTTTATTGGCCTTTGTTCGCTCGATAGCTTCCTCTAATCCTATTCGAGGCCAATAAGGAACATCGCCACAATTCAATACGGGAATAGGGCATTCACGGTTCACCCATTCCATTGCTCCTAGAAAATTCGCTAGCGTCTGATCAGAATGATGTTTATTGATTCCATAGAAGTCAGTCCTGTCGCTTTTGTATTTGCAATCGACACCGAGAAATACAATGGCAGAACAACCTAAAGCATTTGCTAGCTGAGCAGATAAAGCGGCTGTACATCCGCCTCCGTGAAGAATGGCAGGATTATGACAAAACCTAAAAGGCCCATGCACTAGCTCGAAATGACTAAACAATCCCTCAGAGTCGATATCTCTTCTTGTTATTTTCGCGCACCCAAGAGTTCTCAAATCCTCATAACAATCGTCATGCAAAGACTCGTCCTGCCACATCAATATGGTAGGAAGCAACAATCGGAACGCTCGATTTATGCCAATGGTAAACAACCCGTCTAGTAGATCTAGGTTGTTCTCTGTCAAAGAAGGCCCATTACCGATAACAAAAGCAACTTCGCCTCGAAGCCGATTGCTCCATGCGTTCACTGGGAACTTGGTTGACTTTCTAAAGTTCATACAAGAAACTGATTCCAATACTCTCGGCTCTGCTTATGCTTCTGGTCCAGAGACGCAACAACTTCTGCAAGAGGCTTCCGTTCAAAATAGTCATTATCCGAACAACTGATAATCTTACGAATACCCTTATCGTGAACTTCCGTCCTTGCCCATTGCAATCCTGCTACGCATTGCGGCATGGTATTCGGACTATGGAATCTATTTACACCATAGAAATCCGTATCAGAGCCTCTGTGTTTGCAGTCAGACCCCAATATGATAATCGGATTACAACCGAGTATATATGCAAGCTGAATAGCCAAAGGCCCGCTAGCTCCATGCCCATGCAAAACATCTACGCTTTGAGGCAGAGCAAAAGGACCGGCTTCTAAACGGAAATGCGCAAAACGGTTCTCTGGATCTCCCACAGCAGTACAAAACTTGATAGCCTTAGTTTCTACAACTTCATGTCTCTCGGTGTACCAGAGTCCGAGATCTTGCCACATGAGGATTGTACTATCAAGCTTCTTAAACGAGCGATTTATCCCGATTGTAAAATAAGAAGACAAAGAGGCAACGTCCTCGTCGTTTAGGGACGGCCCATTGCCCAGCACGAATGCTGGTACATCAATGAGCTTATCCTTCCACTTACGGACATCGCCTCTTTGTCTTACCGAAGAATACCTTAATGGACGGCCACCGCTCACACAGGTACTCCAAACGGGTTTCCCTCGACCTTGATGAACTTCTCCCATGATTCCGGGATGTTTGCTGAAGCCAATCGAGCAAAACGAGCGTACACAGGACTCCACTTAGGCTTGACCGGCTGCTTGAGCAGCTTTAGTCCAGCTTCCTGAGGAGTACGGTCAGCCTTTTGCGCATTCACATCCAAGCAGCACATGACCAGATTTTCCCATGTAGAATTTCCACCCTTTGATCGAGGGCGAACATGGTCAATAGTCGCCGTGTCCATTGAGATCGGCTTGCCAGTGTACTGACAAGTAAAGTTGTCTCGAATGAGCAGGTTACGACGAGTGAGCTTTACCTCACGATGCGGCAACCTGTCATAGTCAGACAAGACAATGATTTCTGGGACTCGGATTTGCTGGTTTGCAGACTGAATGAAACGCTCTCCGTCACGAACAGGAAGCTTCATCCACTCTTCAAAATCATAGAGAACGTAGTCCTCATCCATGATCTTTGCGAGATCGCTGAGAACCTTCGTCACAGCCTTCTTGACAGGCATGATGGAGATTGCTGTCCAGCCCTTGTTTAGGACTAGAGTAGGCAGGTTTACAGATGAACGTAGCTTCGTGGTCATGACTGATTCTCTATCGGGATGCTAAGACATTTTTTGAAAGCCTCAATGAAATCTTCGTTGGTATCTACTACCTGTATCTTGATTCGCTGATCGTACTCCTGCGCTACGACAGCCATTCGGTGCGCAACTTCCGTCTTATCCAAACCGCCAATGCCGCACCCAAGGCCGCCGAAGGCAATGGACTGTAGGCCACTTGCAATGGCTTTGTCTAGTACCCGACGAAGAAGATTTGGTATCGTGCCTAAAGAAGTTCGTCCTCCCGGAAACTGCATGGTGACAGCATGATAGATATACGTTACACCTCGACGCTTCAATAATCCTGCATCAGAAACGTAAACGTCGCCTACTTGGAACGGACCCTCTTGTTCAATAACTTTTCCGACATTTTCACGAAGCAGGTCGCCACCTGAACGAGCAATAGCGCCCGCTACGCCAGCGCCCATAACGCCAATGCCGTTGGCAGCATTGACGAGGGCATCGACGTTCTCGACTTTGGTGAGGTCGCCTACGAAAACCTTCATGGAGCCTCCCTTGGGCCTTACGCTTGCAGTATACTCACAAGTCCGCTCATGTACTCTGGGTTCAAAGTGACTTTTTTCTGGAGCCGCTCAAGAATCTTGGCATGCATCTGGCTAATGCGGGATTCGCTGTAACCAGTTTCGGCAGCGATCTCTTTCATAGTCATATCGCCGTAGTAGTGCATATGGATAATCTTGCGCTCAAGAGGAACAAAGTTCTTTCCCAAAAGCTTCTTGAACATCTCTTCCTTGACCACCTTCCCCAAAGGGTGCCGGTCATTGGTAGTTACGCTCTCGATCTGAAGCTCTTCCCCGCCATCGGTAGAATGAGATCCGCCAGCAAACATGCTCACACATCCGATTGGATTTGCCTTAGAAGCCATTTCCAAGTATTCGTCTACGGAAAGGTTAAGAGCAGCAGCCACTTCGTCGTCATTGGGAGTGCGACCAAGATCGCATTCAAGCTGGTGCTTAGCCTTCTGAATCTTGCCATATCGCTGACGGACAAGACGAGGAACCCAATCCACCTGACGAATGTTATCGAGGATAGAACCTCGGATTCTGTGAATAGCGAACGTCTCGAACTTGTTCTTTAGATCTGGGTCGAAGCGGTCAACGGCATGATAGAGGCCGTCCGTTCCCCACGAAACAAGATCGTCAATATCAACTTCACGAATCTTCTTGTGCATACGCTCCGCCACCTTTGTAACAAGTGGGTAGTATATCTCAAGAAGCTCATTACGAGCCTTGACATAGATAGGGTCTTCTTTTTCGTGCTTAGAACGGATGGCAACAAAATCAGACCACTTCTGGCTAAGCTTCTCAGGGGTAAGCATTCCACGCTCCTTTTTACGTCGTTTTTCGCTTCGTCCTAACCTACGTCTTAAGTATAGGTCTTTCTTAGAACACCTGCTAAGTTATAAAACGTGTTATCCAAGAATGGTCTTAGCTTCAGACAATGGTGTATTGCCTGCCGTTGCCATGACCATATCAGGTGCCTTATATGGATCAGTCACTAGCATGTCGCCCGGCGTTGGTCGCCAGAACTTCGGAAGCTCTGGCGCTAGACCAAAGCCCCTCTTTGGCTTCTCTTGCTCTCTGACCGTAGAAACAAGCTTCTGTGTAGCCGTAGACTGAATCTGATGAGCAACGCCCGGCTCAACTGCGGTTCCGAATATCTTCTCTCGAACGGAAGCTGGCATGTAAGTCTTAGCAACCTCTCCGGTATGAACCAGTTCTTTTACAGCAACGTCTCGATTACGAATCTGGAAGACTACGTAAACTACTGCTCCTACAAAGCCAACTCCCAATACCGCAAGGGCAATCCAAGCAATAGTTGAGAGATACATAGTTACCGCTACTGCTACTCCCAAAGTTGCAACGCATCCTGCGGCTATCATGAAGGCAGATGGAGTCTTGAAGAAGAAACCTATTACTAGGCATGCCCCGATACCTACTACGCAAGCGGCTATAATCCATGCCAGCATTGTCTTTAGTAGCTTTGCATTCGAGCTTTGTAGATCTTTGATCTTCGCTTCAAGCTTTGCTCTTTCGACCTCTGCGTTCTTAGCGAAATCGGTATAGCTGTCGATTTTCTTCTGCTCTTCCAACAGTCGGTTTTGCGTTTCTTTGAGCTTCTGCTCTGTTGCAGCAAGAGTCGCTTGGTCCGCTCGAAGCCCCTTCGTTTCCTCTTTGATTCCCTTTATCTCGGGATCGGTCTTGGGCTTTGCTTCTGGTGGAACTGCCGCTGATACAGCATCAGCATGGCCATCAATCTTGTCGGCTCTTGCTCCAACGTCCTTCGATACATCACCAACTGTTTTTGAAGCGTCCCCAACAGAAGTGCCTTCGTCGGCAACCTTTGGTAGCTCTGGCGAGCCTTTAGTGACAACAGTGGCTCCATGATTGCAGGAAGTGATTAGAAATACCCAGCCAAATACTCCCACAATGAACAAAGTTATAAGTGCTGTTCTAGTCGTCATTCTCTTCTCCTAAGGTTATCTTTAATAAGGCGTCGGCTTCTTCTGCGGTAAACGATCTATATGAATAGGCTACAAAATAGCCCATTTCCCTATTCAAGATTCTTACCTCAAACCCTATGTCGCAGAGCTTATTTTTGTAAAGCCGTGCATAACCTTCGTCCCAATTGCAGCCAATTCCGGCTATTCTAATGGGTTTTGTCATTAGGAGGCTCGCTTGGGCTAGGAGTCTTGTCTAGAACATTCAAAAACTCTATAACAAACCAAGTTAGTCCCAAGGCAATCACTCCCGTGAAAGGCCATAGGAAAATCCCTGTTATGAAGCATTTCAAGACCAACTCGCCAACCAACGAAGCCCAAAACGAAGCGCAAACGGTACACTCTAACATATGCGGAAGCTTGCTATTGAAGAATCCCAAAAACCCCCGCAGAGGCTTTGTCAAGATTGTAATAGGCCAATCATCTCCTTTCTCTACAAGCATAATCGCAAGAGAAAAAGCAAACGCCAACGAAAGAATTACGTGTACTAGCAACCCCATTCGTTCTCCCCAAAGTCTTTTAGATACTCGTAGTTTTCCAAGTATCTAGTTATCCTATCAAAGCCATTGAACTCTCTTAGCTTCTGCGCTTTCTTGATAGATAGAATAAAACCGTCAAAAAGAACAAACTCGTGTTTTATCTGACGGTCAAGAAGCAAATACGATATTCGATACCCTCTGGGCGATACATCTCCATAGAAGATTACTGCCCCAATGTTCATGTTTTCTTAGAGTGACTCGCTTTTTCTAAAGCAGATTGTATGAGTTTCCATTTCTCGCTCTTATTTTCAGAAGTATACGAATCTGATTTTTCTGTATACTTCGCTTCCATATTTAGATGCATGGCAATAAAGACAACGTATAGCCACTTATGATCTGGAACGGAGATTGGATATTTCTCTACAAAACCCCAATCTACTAGTTCATTGTAAATTTCAAGAGTCTCGCCAGAGATAGCTTTGTCTGGACGAGTGCAGGCCTCCCTAATCTCGTCATAGGCGGCAACGGCTCTCTGAACAGCTAGCATACGAGGATTCATTAGAATGCGGTTTCCAGTCATTGTTTGATTAGCCATTTTCTATCTCCCAGTTAATACTTGATATATCGTCAGTTTTCCTTGGTCCCAAGGTAAAAGAGACGAAAATTAGAATATGAGTAGAATGAATAACAAAGGATGGTACAAAGCCGCTCAGCCTCTTTCTTCAAAAGAAGCTGATGTCAACTGGGACCACGTTCGCAAAGGTCTAGGATGGGGAGCGGGCCTCGGCGCTATCCCTTTAGCGGTAGGACTCATGAATCCGCCTAACCGTCCTGCCGAAAGCCCTCAAGCTCCTCAATCCATCGTAAATCAAGATTCTCCCAAAGAGCAGCTAAGGTCGCCTAGCAAAGAAATAGCTTCGCCAAGCCCAAACGCTGCTCCTACAGCAATGCCGCAAGCTTCTCAAGGCCTTCCCGGCGACCAAGAGCTTTCTTCATTCATAGAGCCATTCGAAGGCAATGTGCCTTATGCCTACAAAGATTCTAAAGGAGTACCCACCATTGGTATTGGATTCAATCTCCTCAAGCCCGGAGCCAAAGAGAAGATTTCTTCTCTCGGCCTGAACTATGACAAGATTGTAAGCGAAGCCAATTTACCGAAGGCTCAGCGAACCAAGCTCAGTCCTCAACAAGTGCAGACCTTGTTCAAAGCAGACGTTCAGACAGCAATTTCTGACGCTCAACGATGGATACCGAACCTGTCCTCGCATCCCAAGCCAGTGCAGCTTGTGGCTATAGATTTGGCCTTTAACATGGGAGCCAGCACGCTGTCTCAGTTCAAGAATACCAAAAAGCTCATTGAAGAGAAAAAGTACGAATCAGCCGCCCAAGCTCTTCAACAGTCTAAATGGTATAGCCAAGTCCAAGACTCCCGCAGTCATGGTCATTGCCAAATGCTTATGGAACTTGGGGATCAGGCTCAGTCGGCAGACGGGCAATAACCCTAGCTATGCTAGCGGCAGCCAAGGCGTCGTTTAACCCTCTATGTAGCCTGAAGTTATGAATGATGCCCTCTTTTGCGAGGACTTCTTTTACGCTACACTTATCGCCTCTTTGAACATTACGCTTTTCAGTATAGATGTCTTTTAGATTGCGATGCTCTCCAAACGGGAAAACAAGATTATTTCTCGCGCAATCGGCATTTAGACACTTCAAATCCCAACTACCCCAAGTAAACCAAGGAATCTCGCTAGGAGATACTTTGTGGTTTTCTATAAACCATGCGACAAAGGAAGGAAGAACTACGTCAAATCCCTGAGCGGCGTCTACTTCTTCTTGACGTATCTTTGTTAATCGTTTGCAAAAAGGAGATAGCCTATAGTTGAACTTTGGCTTTACAAAGCTCGACCATGTTCCTAAGATTTCATAGTTCTCATCGCAGACCACAACCCCAATATCAATAATCTCGTTAAGATCAGGGGTCTTGGGAACTTCCCAACAGGTCGCTTCGAGATCAACAAGCAAGTACATATCGAAGAGTCATTCTTTCTGGTGTTATAGCAATCTTGCTTAGACTGCTTATAACTTCTTTCCGCATCCAAGCGTTCTAAGCCTTTGTTTATAACTAGGAACAGCTTAGTTCGTATTCCTTTACGAGAGACTGCAAATCGCATTTCCTATTCTCATTTGGGAAGAAATGACGGTACTGGCTCCATCCAACAAAGTTTCCTATAGCCTTCTCAACCCCAGCCTGACAAGCATGCTCAAATGGCGACCAATGGCCGTTTTGGGCCAATATGTCATGAAGAGCTATGTCTTTTTCCGTAGAAGAGTTGCCTTCGATGGTAAGATAAGACGTTCGAGCAGCACGAGCGGTTGCAATCTTCAATCGTACTTCGTTGTCAACATTTTCAAGCCTATCGCCAAATGGGATATGCCACTCGCCCCATTCTTTCTTAACCGGCTGGCTTCCTAAGTAAGTCTTTAGTATAAGATGAGATAGATGCTGGAACTCTGGCTGAGCGTCTTTGTGTACTCTTAATGAGAAAAAGTTCTCCCATTGAGTAGCAGTAACAAGAGTTGTCATCCAAACAAACGGCTCTAAAACTCTATTAACAATCTGCTTATGCAGACCTAGATTCTTGAGAGCCATAGCAGATTCTATAGCCCTATTTGCCGCTTCTCTCCATTGAGCTTCGCAAGAGGCTTTTTCTGCGGCCTCTGTAAAAACGCCGTGGTCCTGCATTCCCTTGCCATTCTTGCCCCAACGAATAGGCATTGCCGGATTCGTCCTTACTTGCTCAATAATTTTTTCGATAGGGATAGCTCGACTACTAGCTGCATTTCTGCTAAATGCCCTATGCGTCATTAGCTCTGAATGTATGAATCGAGGATAAGTTAATAGAAACGTTGTTACTCTATTGCCATTCGGATTTATAGAATCCGCTATTATGTTTGTTACGTAAGAACTCATCTCAAACTCCTTATCGACCACGTAAAAAAGCCCTCGTCCGGGTTTGAAGACCGGAAAAGGGCTGTTCTAGCTGCAAGCTGTTGAACGCCATCCGAATCTCCTTGGAGAATCAGATGGCTAATCGTCTCAATCAGAACAGTGGGTCGTACCCTTCACGGGGAGAACCAGACTCGTTGATTGCTCTGGCGACTTGGGTTGAAAGTTGGTGAAACTTTTCCGTCACTTCCTCGACAGTTTCCGCAAACTGGTCCATTCTCTCGTACCACTTGTGTTCGCTAGGGTTTTCGACATGCTTTTCCTGAAAGATGGTCAAGCGGCGAAGAACCGCCAAAAGATCTCTCCTCAACTCGGCATGCCTTGTTTGCAGGGCCAATTTGCCGGGAAAAGGAGCAGTCATGTCAAACAGTCCCACCAACGAATCGTTGGCGAGAATCATCTTTCCCACAAAAAGCCTACACCCTTGAAGTGCAGGTCCGATTTCTTTGGCGCGAGTATGCATACCTGCGATCTGTTCGTCCATGTCGTTCTCCTTGTTCCGTAATCCACGAAGTATATCCCCAAGCGATTTGAAAACAATTTGCATGTTGTGGCAAGCGAGATCTGAAAAATAGTCGAAATCACCTTATAAAGGAATAGTATGTCTTTTCCGCTAAGAGAATAGCATGAGATGGTACGATAGAGCTATTCCCCAGATTAATGATGTCATGCCTTACATCAAAGAGGCGGCTAAGAGTATCTCTGCGTTTGCACAGGTAAAGAACGTTTACGTCTGGGGCGGAATAGCCGAGAACGTTGACAACGCATCCTTTCGTGTCAAGGACATTGATATTCTGATTGAATGCGGATTTGATTCGGGCGACCTTTTGGCGATTGATAGCAGTTCAGAAGGCGCTCTCAAAATCGCTTCGAGCGAACTTGAAGACTTAGGTTTCAATCCGTCCGCCGTTCGCTTTACAAGTTCTCTGCTAAAAATGAAAGCACCTTCCGTCGATTTTTGGGCTGTTTCCAAGGACCAAAAACTGCTGCACTGGGGTCCGATTACCGAAACCGTTGAGGAATGGAAGCAAGTCAGAAAGGAAGCCGAAAGCAAGGCCGAAATAGCCACAGGCGTTTCCAAAAAAGACCTTCATCGAACCTCTGAGGCTGAACGCCGCAAATGGCATGAGGCATACGAACAAAGCATTCATGACTTCTCTGAAGGCTGCCCTCAAGGTTGGTACGCCTCCCAAAACAACGTAGACAAGGTGTTCGAGAAAGCCATCAAGCTAACCTAATGCCCAAAGCCGCTCTTCGTTGCTGCGTTTGCAACTCCAACGCCGCCCTCAAACAAACCCACATTTTCTCCCTCGCACTCTGCAAAAAGTGCGACCACGCCTACCTCCTGTCAACGGAAGAAAACCATGACAGGTTTGAAAAAGACGCTCTGAAAAAACGGAAGCTATCGCAGTCCCGTCAAGGTGTAATCGAAAACGTATTTGAGTTTTGCTACTGTCCGTTTTGGACCGCTATGGAGCTTTTGCCAAACGCCACAGAGTTCCATATACAGCTAAACTTTGGTCGATTTGAAGAGTTCCTGCAATCGCAGTATTTCTCTGCAAAGAGCTTTGAAGTCTTCGCTTCCCGACTTCGACTTCCATTGTCTACAAAGATAGATACAGTTGGGATAATAGAACTTCAGAAACAATCTTCGCTGTCGTCTTCGAAAATATCCTGAGGTTCTTCGGCTCTCAGCACGTACATCTGCTTCCAGTCAACAGTTAATAGATCAGGTCGTTCGTCTACGATATAGTCAAGAACCTTGTCATTGATATACTCCGCCATGTCCTCGCAGTTCATAAGACAAGAGCATGTTGATATAGGCGCTCGTCTGCCTAGAAAATACTGAAAAACAAGGTTCTGAACGGCTGAAGCCCTTTCAATGCCAACAAGAGATTGTCCCTTTTGGTCAAGAAAGAAGTCTCGCAACCGTACTAAACAAACTACAAATGCCTCTTCCCATTGACTCTTGGTTCTTTTTTCCATATCAACGTCTCCTCCCATACTTATCGAAACTTCGAGAGCAGTAGAGATAGTCGATAACTTGTTATACGCCCAACGGAGTGCTAAAATATGTTCCGATTCTTTATGGCGATCATTAACTTCTTTTTTGGAGTCTCTCGTAACAAAAAGAAGCCACAAGCCAATGACAATCAACATTCGACAAACACGGAATCGGATTCTATCGTGCCTGTTGAAGCTCAGAACATTGAAGTTCATAAGGACAAGATTATGTTCCAGCCTAATATGTTGCACGCACGAAACCCTCTCGAATATCCTCCCAGCAAAGCTTCTCTTATAACAGATCCAACGGCTATTCCTTTGAATAGTCCTCCGCAGCTTCCTGCCGGTCATACTCCAACAAAGCACACAATAACGCTTGAGTGCAGCGAAACAACAGTCATGCATCTACAAAGTCTATGTCGTTATTTCGAGCTTTCTCAGCCGGAAGCTATAGCAAGGGGAGTTTGGCTACTCACCATTGCCAGAGATATTGAGATTGCAAATAAGAAGCTAGGCGTTCTCACAACAGACCATAATGGCCTTGTTGTTGACGTAGTGCCTGTCAATATTGTTTAGGCCTAGGTAGCTCGTCAATAAATAGCAGTTTTCTGCCAACCGCTTGATATTCAAGCGATCTTCTTATTGGCTCTACCATAGACGCAGCAAGAGCGTTCCTGCCCTCTTCTGTTTCAAGAGCTATTGAAATAATCCGTTCTTTATCAGCGTCCGTCAAAGGCTTTTTAGCAACTTTGACAGGTTCGACTTTAGGCGTTAGTAATGAGCCGACCTTGGAGATGATCAAACTCGTGCTGGAAACAGCGAGCAGACAACCTAGAAAGGTTCTTCTTGAAAGTTTTGCCATCTAATCCCTTTGCCTCAATAGAAATGTTCTTGAAACGGCGAACATTCTTCTTCACACCCGGTATCGACAAACAGCCCTCTTCTTCCACTTCGCTTCCAGAAGTGTGAAGGATTTTCGGGTTGATGTAGACTTGGGGCAGAGGCATCTCATTAGGGATATACATTACAAACATCTGAACAGATAGGCCTACCTGAGGAGCAGCAAGTCCTATTCCGTTGTTTTCGAGCATGATCTGAATCATGCGATCTGCTATCAACTTTGTCTGGTCAGTAATCTCTACAGGGATAGCAACCTGCTTGAGTACATCAGAGGGAGCAATAACAAGAGTTAGATCTTTTGGACTCATACTGACAAAATCTCGTTGTCTACCTCTTCGGTTGAACGGCCTTCTATTGCAGCGATTTCGCTCAGCATGGAATCGTAGCAAGCGGCTTCGTCAGCATCAAGACCTATCAGGTGATACTGTTCTTCGCAAATAGACAGCACCCAGTCTCCGCTTGCTTGTCTTTTCCAGCCCTTCTTTTCAAGATACTTCCTGAGGAGAAACTCTTCGATTCTTCTGTTTAGGTTCATAGAATTACTTCCCTTCTCGATGTTCTTTAGAGATAGAAGACTGATCTAGGACTGCGCCCCACATCGTTCTATTCTCCGAGTTCTTGTTATTTTCGATATTTTTCTGTAGCGCATTCCAATCAATATTAGTTGGCAGTTTGTTTACGCTACTTATCTGTGCGCCGTTAAAACGAAAATCAGGGTTCTTTGGTTCGGCCATTGTAATCTCCTTGTATAATCTCTTATAGCGATTTTTTGTTGAAAAACCTTGATCGACAAAAGCAGGTTCCGATTAACTATAAACCTATTTTTTCATTGTCGAAGGGTCGAAGCTGCCTAAAGGTGTTTTATGCTCGCCAAGCCTCGCACCAAACACCTCGATAGAATCTCGCAAAGCCGTCGATTCTATCGTTGCATTAAGTATATATTCCATTCTGTGAATGGAATCTTGCGAGTTGGCCTTTTGCCCTCTTCGATTGCGCTTAAGGGCGCTGCGCGTACCCTTTCAGCCTCCTACGCAACAAGAGTTGAGTAAAGATTAGGGAGGCTGAATCCGCAGTAACCTGCGTTGTTAGATTGGTCTTTTGAGGTCGGTGTTAATATCTAACTCTCATTGGCAGTCAGACCGTCTCTGTTCGCCCATCCAGCGGATGAAATAGGGGCAAAGCCCGCTGGACAGCTAGCCGTTTCCTTACGGAAGGGCAGAGAATACGCTAAAGAGGCCATTCTCTTAGCTGTATACCGCTCTTTATGGAGCGTTTAGCGTCTCCTCAACAAAGGTCAGAGACTTAGCCTAATCAAGTATAATGGCTTGAATTCCATTCAAGGCTGATCGCTAAGCCCTAATAGCAGGGCGATAGCTGTTTACACCACGTAGGGCTATCGGTACTGCAAATAGATTCAACCATGAATGCACCAAAGAAAAAGCCCCGCTCGGGCGGGGCTGAGTTTCAAAACTCGTCGTCCTCTTCATCATCTTCATCAAAATCGTCGTCGTCTTCGAAGTCATCATCGTCTTCGAATTCGTCCTCATCAAACTCATCATCTTCCAACTCGTCGTCCTCTTCATCCAGTTCCTTGAGATCTGGATCTTCTTTTTCTAGCTCATCCTCGTCGTCATCGTACTTGCCCATCGATGTTCTCCTTACACAAAGCGTTGTCGTTGAAGACTGAACTGTTCCTTATGAATGTTATCAAGAGCGATATCATTCAAATGCTCAAAGTGAGACGTTCTAAAAATCCGGTTCTTCTTAAGTTCAAGGAATCCTTCCCAGAAATGAAGCCTTCCGGTCGCAAACTGCTCGTCCGTAAAGTTCTTGAACTCGTCTCGTACCTTTCGGGTATTTTCAAAGAACTTCTCAACCGGCGTTGATGCAAGACCCAAGAGGTCAATATCAACAATCAGTTGACCTTCATAATCGTCTGCGGGAGGGTTATACTTGTGCTTCGTATACATGACGAGATCCCAAACTCGTCCTGCTCGCTCACCTGCCCATCCCATTTGAAGAAGATCAATCAATGCAAGATCGGCGCTAGCTCGCTCATTATCGAAGCTCTTGTCGCCAACTCTGTAATATGCGTCATGATAGAGCCAAGCAACCAGAACGCTATTTACTAAGCATTCGCAATGAGGTTCAATCTTTCGCAGAGCGTCAACGCCATCCCTGATATGATCAAAGTTGTGATAATTGCGAGGAATGGGTACTGAGTCGGCCCCCATAGCCACAGGCTGGTCGTAATGCTCCCTCAATCGTGTCCAAAATGATGTCGTATCAACAAGGTCGTCCAAAGCAAAACCATTGTTGATCGCTCTGTCATAGATGTACTTGAAGTCCATTGAATGATCAAAGCGAGGAGGAGCCTTTGGTGGAACAACAATGTTCATTGAGGGGTTCCTTTTGCCATCATGCACATAGCGACATATTCAGGAACGTACTTCCGAATTTCTTCTACAGATCTCTCGTATCCCATCAGTCCTTTTACAAAGCTACTGGATACCTCTGCAAGATCAGTAGGAGGAACAAGGAAGAGCGTTTGAATGTCAGGAGCCATGCGGCTATTGATATTCTTGAAAGTTAGTTCGTATGCAAAATCGCCAGCATTTCGCACTCCACGCACGATGTAGTTGGCATTATTGGCTTTGGCGAAATCAACCAGATAAACCATGCCCATAACTGCAACTCGGCAGTTTCTATGGACATTGACTGCATTTGCCATTCGAACCCGTTCTATTTCGCTGAAGAGGTACTTCTTGGACGGGTTAACGCCTACTGCGATAATGACTTCATCGAAAAGCTTTGCTGCCTCTCGAATTACCCACAGATGCCCATTAGTAATGGGGTCAAGGCTTGCGGCAAAGACAGCGCGGCGAATATCGCTCATGGCGGCTATTCTACCCAACTTATTGCCACAATTTCTAGAACGAAGGCTCGTCTTCGTCAGAGGTTTCCAGCAGGTCAAATCGGTGCTGGTACGCCACTACGCTTGCGTCAATAGCGTTTCCCGGTAGCTCCGTAATTTGAGCTACAATCTTGACTGCCAAGCAACCTGTCAAAGTCCGGAAAGCCTCTGACAGCCATCGAATCCTCTGATTGACTTCTTGTATAGAAGAAAAGCGAATGGTTCTGAGCTTGAAGACGCTTCCCTTGTCATTCTCTTTGGTATTGACGTATTGATTACTGCTAGGTCCGTCATAATGATGAGCAGCGAAGTCCTCGCTCTCATGGCATAGGATTAAAACATCCTTCGAAGTGATAGATACAGGGACTACTCTTTCTTCAAAAGGCAAAAGCTCCTGCTTATCAATGACAACGCAGTTGGTGTCCTCTTGGAAGTTTCCGATCTCTCTACTCAAAATATCCCAAGCGTCGTCTGGTCTATGAGCGACCGTCATGCGCTGCATAGTCCGCAATCGCAGCTTATGGATCTTTGCGTCTTTGAGGAAGAGATTCGTGCCTCCAATTGCAAAGAATCTCTTACCCTGAGGGTCGATATGCCGAAAGACGTAAACCCTTATGTGTCTAGGGTTTAGAGTCGAGTGATTCCCAAAAGTTACAACAAACTTAGAGATGCGATAGATAAGCTCTTCCTTAGTACCGCATTCAGCAAATGGAACCCAAAAACTACCAACAGAACAGTCCTTATGTTCATGGATAGCAACTTTTTTATCTTCCATGAGGGAAGCGTAGTGGGTTGTATCGAAGTTGATCGCAACAACTTGGAATCCGTCTCCCATAGAATCAACGTCGATAAAACGTCGTTCATATTTGACGTTCTCTTCCGCGAAATAATCAACTGCTGGCTGCTGAGCAGTCCAATCCAAAAGACCTGCGCTATTCGTTGGTGGGGCTTGGTTCATTTGGGTACCAGACATTTACAAATCCATAATCGTTTATTTTTGCGTCGTCCAAGTTTGTAGAAACTGTTTTGCCGCACATAGCAAAGAACAGAGAAATAGATCTAACAAGAAGTCCCATAGCTGGCTCGTCCAAGCTTAGTTTGTCCATAAGCATGAACGCTCCTAGCTCGGATACAAGCCGTATAGCGTCTTGAGTTGCTACTATTGTCAGGTTAGTAGAACAAGAAAGCGTGGAAGTCAGATTAGTAACAAACTCTTCGTTAAGCGGCTCTTTTGTCTTGACTTCTTTTCGCATACTCTGAAGACCAGCCTTAGCGATCTCAAGCATTCGATTAGAGTCAAAATATGAAACCGCCATAAGAAAAACAAAGGCAGGTCGATTCGACGTTTTAGCTGCAACGACTTTAGTGACCATGTTTTTGCGATACGTGCCTAACTCATACACGGAGTCGTCGGCCAAGATATTCTTGGCGTCAAAAATCATTGCATTAATGTGCCGAACTGCCTTGGTTCTTCGAGCCGTCTCTGACATTTCTTGCATGTTCGACATTTATGCTGCTCAATCGACTAGGAGTTGGCCCTTGATAACAGGGATATCGAATAGACAGTCCTCTCCGTACTTCTCTCTCACGTAGTCAATGATGATTCCACTATGAGTAGTCACAATAAACTGCTTATCGGGGAAGGCGTCATGCAGTTTATCGATCATCTTCTTGTGTCGCTTGAAATACACATGCATTTCAATATTGTCTATCATGACGATATCACTTCTATCGATCATTGTAGGATCGCATAGACTTCTCAATAGAGTGGCAATCTTCTTTTCTCCGGCGCTCATGGATTTGTGATGAACCCGAACGTCGCCCTTTTCAATGACAAAATCCTGATAGAATGCGTTTTCGCCTTTTTCTACGCCTTCTGTTATTACGTCGTAAACGGCAGACCGAGACATTCCCGGGTCTACCTTGTTCTTTCGAACTGCGTCTATGTTGTCTGCATATGCCTTTAGCGCTCCGCTGAGGGCCTTGTTGCCAGCTTCAACGCCAGACGCAGAAACAGCCTTCTCTACAAAGCATTCATAGCCATAGATTGTGCGAGCTAGGTCTAAGAAAAGCTCTATTCTCTCAGCAGGAATCTGGAACTTGTTCATATTGATAGGATGATCTGCGTCAATGTATACGCAATTATCAAACCCTCGATCAACCAAGTCGTTTCGAATAACTTCGTCGTCCTTGATATGAACAATCAGGTCTCTCTTGCCATCCCAAAAGTTACCGATTATTTCCATCTCGTCAGAATACTTGGTAAAGCCCTGATAGTTTGGATCATAATCTGGATGGAATTGCATCTTACGAAGCAATAGATTCGTTTCGGTAGGATCTCTTTTCGCATATGCCTTGGCTCTGCATAGAACTGCAATAGCGTTGAGCCCCGTACTCTTTCCGCAACCATTAGGACCAAAGAAGACGTTCAATGATTTGAAATCACCATTGTCTTTGGTGAAGATAAACTTGTTCTCGCCCTTGAAACCCGCATAGTTTTTTAGAACCAACGACTTAGCCTTAAGCATAAAAACCTCCTGAGTTGCCAATCTTACATCGGCTAACGCAGGAGGTTGGAGAAAGGTTAGTCTTATTTTACCCGTATTTGACTTCTCTGATCTTTTTCAATTGATCTGCAAGCTTCCATTGGAAACGAGCGTTGTTCCTAGGCTTAGAGTCAACAAAAGAAACATGATATTCGGTTCCAAGCGGGTTCCCATTTGGTACCGACATATGAACATCTACTACGATGACTGCATTATCTCGAAGAGCTTTCGACTTGCTAAGGTTTGTGATTTTATTGCCAATGGAAGTAGCCATTGTTACAATTTTTTGCTCTCCATTAATAACGCAGTTTCCTCCAACTCTTTGATAAGACCGGCTATCCTTTGGGCTTTTCTTAGAAGTAAACTTCTGGTTGAATGTAATCAATGGCAGAAATACTTCAACTCGAACAGTCTCGTTTCGAGGAAAGCGAAAGAATGGATTAGATGAGGACATAAGCCTCAGCCCTCCCGATTAGGGAGAGCCAAGGGGAGGAGAGTTTTAGCGAGAGGGAGCGGGAGCCGGAGCAGGAACGGTTGTTGAGGTAGTCGTGGTTCTATTAGTAGGACTCATAACCGAGCGAACAGCGCTGAGGAAGTTATCGCTGAGCAAGTTGATGTTCATTCCCTGAGGGAGATAGCCCTGAATGCCGCTGAATGAGTTGCCCATAGACTGAGCAATCTGAATCTGAGCATAGATTTCTGCGCCGGGGGCAGAGTAAGAAGAGAACTCAAGCTTCTTGGCCGCTGCATTAGCTTCGCCCAGAGCCTTGATAGCAGACGCTCTCGCTTCTGCGGCTTCCTTCTCGGCATTTGCTGCGAGCTTAACCTGTTGAGCAGAAGCTTCGGCAGCAAGAACGGTCTGCTCTTTACTTGCCTTGGCCGCTTCGACCTGCGCTGCTGCAAGCTGCTGAGCCTTCAAGATAGCAACTTGCTTATCTCGTTCGGCTTCAACAACCGCTCTATTGAGGTCGGATTGAGCAACAGCTTTAGCCTTGAGAGCTTCTGCGTCTGCGGCCTTTGTTTCTTCATCAGCGCGAATCTTCTTCTGCTGAGCAATCTGACTCGCCTTGATCTCAAGAGTGTAGTTGGGGTCAAGACCAATCTTCTCGATTACGAAGTTGTCAACGATGATTCCCTGATGACGAAGATCTCCCTCGGGATTCGCAAGCTCTTTCTCAATACCAGCTTGCAGAGCAACAAGTCCGTCGCCAGAGTAGGCGTCCATCGCCTTCATCTTAGTGACATGGTTCTTGACAATAAACATTATTGCCGGACGAATCAGCTTCTCTTCAAGAATGTCTTCGTCCCTAGCTCCCATATAGGCATGGTAAGTAGTATGCAGAGAGACAAGTCTCGCAGGATCAATTCTCCAACGAACATTCAAATTGACATGCATATCCTGTCTATCGCTAGACTGTACAAGATATGCGTCCTTATCTCTTCCCTTACCCTTTTCGCCATGAGTCATGTCGTTCATGACGAAGATTTGGCTGGACATATCGTAATGGTAGATGGACTGAGTGTACCTGTTGATAAAGTACATCTTTGTAGGAAGAGCTTGCGGCATAACGCCAAGCTTCCAGTCTTCCATGACCCCCATTTCGTTACCGCGAATCGTTTCTACGGAGCAAAAAGACAGTCCGCCTCCAAGAAGGATGACGGCTATGACTATGGAGATGATTGTCTTAATGGGCATGTTGTTTAGTCGCTTTCTCTTGTTGCGTGAATAATACGAAGTTGCTTCAATGACAGTCATTTTTCGTGGCGGGATAGATTTTGAAGTCTCTCGGCTTGACGAATGGCATGCTCGGTTTCTGCTGAGCTTCTGCGAGCTTCTGCGGCTTTCTGCTTGGCCTTATAGCTATTCAAAAGGCTCATTCCAAGCATAACGAAGCCAACCAGCCCCAAGGCCGGAACAACAAACTCTAGAAGATACATTCTTCTAGCGAATACGCCGACCAAGAAAAGAACGCCGCAAAGAGCCCAGACGCCAAGCATGATGTTTTCATGACGACTAGACTTGTTCACGTTGACTCCTGCTTTTTCCAGAATGGCGTCTATGTCTACTGACAAGTCCTTGGACCTATCAACAAACTTTTCTGGCAGATCGTCTTCAGCAACAATCCGAACAGTTGCAAGCAAATTTACCTGTTCAACTTTGAACAGGAGCTTGTCTCTATCCATGAACTCTTGAAGCCTGCCTTGCTTAGCAAGCTTAACAACTCCCTCTTCTGGAAGTTGAAGAACCTTTGCGGCCTCTGCGACGGTATAGAACATCTTTGCCATGTTCGCCTTCTTTCTCGAAAGACATTATAGCCAGACGATTCTCACTTGCTTTTATTGTTCCATGCACTACAAAAGTCTAGTAAGATACGAACCCACAAATAAAGCATGGACAGAATGATAGCACCTGCTATCCAGTACCACATAGGTTTACACTTTGTAGTTGGTGAAGTTCAGCGGTTCGTCAAGATTCTCATTGTAGAAAACCCAGCCAACAAACTGCGATCCTTCATAATCATGAATAACAACCATCAGTCGGTCGCAAGCGAATAGAATCTCAGGAACGGTCTTGCCGTTTACGCAAGCTTTATCCACTTCGGACGCCATCACTCCGTTGATGATTGCGTCATAGGAAAGGTCAGATTCACTCCAACCAGACTCTATGGCTCGATTGCGTTCTCTCTTGTAGTCGTCTATCGTGACAAATGTTTTCTGCATCATTGGGAGTGCGAAATGAGCACCTGAACGAAGCAAAATCGGCTTGCTGCGGACTTTATTGGTAATTTTGCAGCGCATGTTTGCGTAAACCATGCGATGAGTGTTGGCAATCGTCTCGTAACCCTTGAGTTTTTCAGACGGCTCAATCAGGCAATCGTCTTCCAGCAACCTGATCTGAACCTTGAGGCCGCTAATCTGACGAGGAGTAAGAGCAGCTATCCTGTTTTCCAAAGTATCGGGAAGATTTTTGAAAATACGCATACCTCGACCGTCCTTGTTCTCGAATTTGTTGAAGTATTCAAGATCCACCTGCGTCTTGAACTTCTTCTTTATACTCTTGGTAAAACGCTGGGCACTCTCCTTTGTAGGGAACTCGTAGTCGCATCGTGAGGGTTCCCAATCAGAAAAAGTTCCACCACATTTTTGGGCCTCTACCTGAAGCTTATCAAAAGTAGGGCCGAGACTGCTACCTTCTCCATGCAGGATTTCCGCCATCGTGTCTGGGCAGTCATCCGTGAGGAGAACTCGAACAATATGTATCTCTTGAATCATGCGCAGCAATGCCTCTGTTTGTTGCATCAAACATCGGAATACCGCCGCTCGACTGCAAATCTTGCACCCAGCGCTAGTTACACTTCTTTTGACACTTGGGCCTATTTGACTTGGCGATACCAACCAGAAGCCTGAACCGGCGGATTTCCGGGTTCGTCGTCTTTTAGCTGTTGAGCTTCATACTCAGCATCCAAATCGAGATTACCACCAACCATATCCGCTTGAGCTTCGCCAAGGATATTTACGCCGAATGGTCGCATCATGTCGTCCAAGTCATGAACGAGATCTACGTTTGCTTGACGATCTTGCTCTCTAGCCTCGTTGATCTGCGCCTGAACCTGCGTATCGTCAAGGCCCTTGAGCAGGTACTCTTCTGATTCAGAGTCCAAGTCCTGAATGATTCCTGACAATCGAATCTTGGTACGAACGTAGTTATAGAAAAGCTCGTCTGGCGTGTTCTTGCCTTTGATAACCGTATATCTAGTAAGCACAGGCATGACATTGTTGATTCTGTATGCTCTACCTTCGGTCTGTTCGGTAATACGAGGAGTCCAGTCAAAGTCGTTCATAAGAACATCTTGAGTCGTATTAGGCAAGCTTACACCAGTACCGCCCTTCAAAGAAGCAATAACCATAGCTCTTGCAGGAGAGAACGGGTCTTTGAATGATTGAATAGACGCTCTAATGCTATCGCTATCGTCGCCGTCCATGATGTGAACAACTTGCGCTTCTGGGTCAACTTGAGCCAAGTGAGCCTTCAGTTGATTGGCAATAGCATGACAAGTATTGCGGAAGCAAGAGAAGATTAGAACTCTCTTTCCTTGATCCAATATGTTCTTGGCTTCTTGAACGGTATAAGGAACCTTCATGGTAGCTAGCGTCATTCTTGCAGCAGTCATACCGCAAATAGCCGCCGCAGGATTCTTGTAAGCATTTAGCTTATTTTGAAGCTGAACAGCAAACGCTTGCATGTCGAAGTCTGCTTCTGGAATTGGTAGCTCGCCAATCTCATGCGGAGGAAGATTCTCGTTCATAGCTCGCATGGAACGGCTAAGATATGCGCCAGATAGAGTTAGCCACTTACGAAGATTGTAAGCTCCCTTCTCTTGTAGAGCAATGATATCTTTGTCTCCCATACTCTTTAGATTCATCTTGCCGCCAACAAAAGCGTCATTGAACGCCTTGGAAGAAAGCTCTCCTAGAGTGTGTCCAGTCAAAGCGAGCAAGTTATGGATGTCCATTCCTGTGTTAGCGGCTGGCGTTGCGGTTACGCCCCACTTGAACGGAATCTTTGGCGCAAGATGAGAAATGATTCTAGACATACCAGAAGCTTCATTCTTAAGAACGTGAGCCTCGTCCAATACCATACAAGTGAACTTGGCGTCGAAAAGCTTATTGACTAGCTCCTGAGCTTTCTTCTTCTTTGGCGCAAGAACAGGCGCTCCATTAGGAAGGAACTGAGGCTTACCGTCTGGTCCTCTCTGAGGAATAGCGGAGATAGAGCTATAAGAGATAATAACCCAACGAGAGTCAGAAGCCGGATCGTCAGAAACCGTATCTTCTGGATTGTTAGCCAACCATTGATTGATTTCTTCTCCCCATTGCTCTTTAGTGTTCTTTAGAACAAAGACCAAGGCTCGTCCGCCAGATTGCTTCAATCGCATTGCGCAAGCGGCGATGCTTTCTGCGGTCTTGCCAGTTCCAGCCTTGTCGCCAAGAATAGCGCTGTTGCGGCTGTATAGCCAAGCAACGCCTTGCTTTTGCTTAGGAAGAAGCTGTCCACCAGCGATGGTCTGATCAACGTCCTGATAAAAGGCGTCGGTATTGAATAGCTGAGATCCGCTCTTGTCTCGAAGCTGCTTACCGTCCTCTCCCATAGCAGGATAGCCGTCTAGTTCGCCAGAGAATCGCTGTCTTTCAAGCTTCTTGCCAGCCAACAATCGTCCAAGAACTCTTCTATAACCGTCTACGTTCCATTTGCTGTTCTTAAGAAGATTACCGAATCTTACAAAGTCGTCAAAGTTTCCGTAAAGATAGTGCTTGCCTTGAGCTTCAAGCCTCATGCCTTCTGGCTTAGGGCGAACTCTCGGAGCGGCTGCTGCTTGAGGATCAGCGGGATCTGCGCCAGCAGGTGCAGGAGCCTCAGCAGGAGGCTGTCCTATCCCCGGAAGCTGACCTTGCTGGGGTTGCGCTGCAAACGGAGGCTTCATATCATTAGTTAAGTGTCCTACGCTTGGGAAAGAGAACTTAACAAACTCTGTTATTTCTGTTCGAAGTTCTGGTATTCTTGGCATTCGAATAGCCATGAGGAATCTAGTTTGATCGCTTACATCCTCTGCTTGTATAATTCGATTAGGATCTTCGTTGTTTGCTTTCTTTTGATCAAGCGTCTTATCATAAGCGTCGATAAGGCCTTCAAACTCTTCAGTATTGAAGCCTCTCTGCTTCATGAACTGAGCAAGTTCTTTGAGCTTAGAAGGAAGAACGTTTTCAAAGTCCCATGCAAAATCATTAGGACTCCATCTTCCGCCCATGCGTTGCTGTTTAATATAGTCAACAACCGTATTGTCTCTCTTGAACTTGAGCTTGAAATAGTTCCATTCCGGCATGGTAACTTGAATCTTGTTACCATTTTGCGCTTGCTGAGCCGCTTGAGGAGCTTCAGCGGCCTCCTGAGGCTGTTGAGCAGCGGCAGCAGCGGCGGCGTCTCCTAGAGCTTGAATAGGAGTAACGTCAAAACCAGATTGTCCCAAAACCTTAAGAGCTTGTTGATAGAACGCAGGCTCAGCAGTTGCTATCGCATAGCAACCGGGTCGTTCCTTAACACCGCTGAATAGCTTGAAGGCGGCTTTTTCAACTCGACCGCCAGCCTTCTTTTCAGCGTCCGTACCCTTCCATTTGTTCTTCCAAGTAGCCCACGGAGGATAAGCTCCCGTTGCTGGATCTTTTGCCGCTTCGATGTAATCTGAAGCAAGCTTCTCAAGAGCAGTTCTTTCTTGAGCGTATAGCTCCATAGCAACGATTACCGTTGTCCATTTTCCCCATGCTTTTTGTTCTATAAACTGAAGTTGCCTTGCTCCATGCTGCTGAGGCTGCTGAGGGGCTTGCGGTTGCGGATTTTGCTGTTGTGGGGGCTGTTGAGGAGCCGCAGGAGGGGCGTTCATTGCGGGCGGTTGAGGAGCAGGGTTCTGTGGGATAGGAGCTTCTTCTAATGGAGCGTCGTCGCCCGGACCAATAGGCATAGCTACCTTCATGAGGGTATCAAAGTTATGGTCATTTAGTGAAAAATACTCTATCATTTAGTTTCCTACCACTATTTCGTAGTTTTTTACCGAAAGCCTTTACTATAAAACGCCTAAACGAGCCTTACCATACCACGAAGCTTGCGGTCTATTAGCTCCGGGAAGGGCTGGCGCGGCTGGCGGCCTACCAATCGGATTGATAGGAGGACGAGGCGGCTGAATAGGAGGTGGCGGACGAATGCCTCTCTCGCAGTAATCTTCAACCTCAGGGTCCGTAAACGCAACTGGGTCAATCGTGTCGCAACGAACTTTCCATACGTTGTTCTGATTTCCTTGGAACAACATCTGTTTTACCATTGATATGTAAGTTTTCTTAACTTCATCCTTATCTTTTAGGAATGGAGGAAGATTGGCGTACTCAAGAATGATTTGCAATTTCTGTGGCATAAATTGGCTCTTTGTTCGAACGTCAATGTAGGCGTTGTATACTTCTGGAATAGACTGAATATCCAATGGAAGCTTGGTGAAGTATTCTGCTCGACTCTTGATCATCTGAATAACATACGGAATGTTTCCACGGAAGTTATTCTTAGCCGCAAGCCACTCTTCATCTTTTTCGAGCATCGGGTCAATAGGAACCGGAGGGAATCGAAGAGGTCGATTTTCCCCAAGCATGTGCTTCTTATAGTCGCTAAATAGAGCTTGGTCTTGCTTGAACTCTGGTTCAAACTTCTGGAACTTTGCAATATGCTTCCTAAGCACCTTCTGCTTGGTTGCTGCTACAAACTGCTGATAACCCGGCAGTCTTCGAATCCATATAGGAGCCAGAGCCTTTAGCTCTTTATCCATGAAGTTGTTCAGATATACAGAGTCTTCCGTTTGTCGAGAGTGCGGAGCAAGGTGCGCATTGGCTATCTTCTCTGCGTTCTCGGTAGCTAGCTTTTCAATGTTCGCAGGATCTTGGAAGAATGCATTAACAGCGTCTTTTGGAAGCTCTTGAGAGTAGTTGCCTTCTTGAATAGCTTCTACCGCTGTTTCTTCTTTGATCTGGTTTACAGCAGCTTCAAACTCTCGATTCTCGTTAAGCTCTGGCATGTACTTGCCAATAGCTTCTTGGAGTTCTTGGAGAGAGATCTTGGCGACCGTAATACGGTCTTTCTGCTGCTTGGTCTTGCGAGACATGCCGTAGGCGTTGGCTCTCCAATAGAGGCCTTCTCTATACTTCTGCAAAACGCCTTGCTTGAAGACTTCCTTGCCCTGAGGATACATCTGCCAGTGATTAGGAACCTTCTCAAGAACGTCTTTGATACGCTCTGGGTTGTTTTGATAGAGAGTAGTAAGTCTTCCGTGAACATTCTCAATAAACGCAGGGTCAGCAAGAACGAAGTCTGGCATGTTCTGAGCATTCTCTGCGACGTTCTGAGCCATCTGCATAGCGTCTCTTGCTGGCAGAGCTTGGATCTTCTTGAACCAACCTTGCTTACAAGCTTGCTTTAGCTGCTCAATGGTTTCAGGATATTGGAGGAACTTCTCGTTGTCTGTAACTCTTGCAAAGAGCAGAGGATCAGCAATAAGCTGCTTCTTGAACTCTTCAATCTCTTCCTGATTTGGCGTTCCGTCCTCGTTGAAGAAGCTCTTGTTGAGCGCTCGCTCTTGAAGAAGACGTTCCCAGTGGTACTTAGCAGAACTACCGCTGATTCGTCCTTGTAGATTTTCGCGGAAAATAAGATCCGTTACTTCTCTCCAATACTGAGTTGGACAAGAACGGCTTACTCCGCCAGCATAGCTTTGGTCGCCTGCAATCTCTAGAATATCCTCGCCGCCGAATCGAATACCTACATTTGCCTTGCCGTTCTCTACTAAGATCCAGAAGTCGCCAGCCGTAAGATACAGCGGTCCATTGGAGTTTTTCTTAGTACACCATTCATTAGGAACAGAAAAGTTATGCAGAATCTCAACGTTCTCTTCAAATACTTTTTCTGCCGGAGTTATCGTTCCGTCAGCATTCTGGCGCGGCTTGGTATTCGCTTTCTTGGGAAGTTTGAGCCAACCAGCCTTGTTTTCTCCGTCAAACTCCTGACGAGAAACTTCGAGGCAATGGTCCGCAAGCTCTTTCTCATAGACCTTGAATATGTCAATGTTTCGAGATTCATTCTGGTTGATAGCGTCTTGGACAATCTGAGGGTCTAGCTGAGTTTGAGCGGCAATCTGCTCTATAGTCAACTTGGGATTGTTCTGCTTGCTAAGCGCAAAGACAGCCTTTAGGGTCTTCTCGTCTTTGATTGGACCGTCATACTTGAACTTTGTGTTCTTAACTTGCTGAAGCATCTTCGCAATAACTGGCGGAGACGCTGCTGGCGGCGGCTTCAATGTCTTAGGACCAGAGCTATCGAAAATGGGATTCAAAAGCAGGTAGATGAAGGCAGGACTTTGATTATACTCAGGATGGTCCTTGATATAGTTAATCCAACCGTCGAAGCCTTGCTTCTTCATGCGGTTGATAACGTCAAGATAGAACTTCTCTCCTCCCGCAGGATCTCCCCTCTGAACAAGATTATAGGCATGTTCTAGTTCAGGGTTGTAAATCTGATTCTGCTTGGCGTAGGTGTACTCTTTCTCTACGTCAAACTTCTTGAGATAGTTATTGGCTGGATTCTCAGGGTCTACCTTAGCGTAAACCTTTGGTAGCACTTGAGTTCTGATAAACTCGTTGATGTCGTCCTGAGACTTAATGGCTTTGGGGACTTCCTCGCCAGTTTCTTCGTTTTCAATGCTATAACCGTTCCATTTGATCATGCCCTCATATCGCATGATAAATAGCTGTAGAGCAACGTCAGCAATCTTGAATTGCTGAATCTTCTCTTTCGGACCTGCAATCTTTATGAGTCTATCAAGGCGGTACCATCCCATTCCTAGAGTCTCCTGTACCCTCTATTTATTGCGAAATTGTCTACTGTCCTCCTTATAGAAATCGACTAAATTGCGCGCAAAAGAAAACCCTCCAACATAGCAGAGGGTTTATTAGACACGAAAAACCGCCGGTCACCTTTTGAAGGGCAACCGGCGGCTGAGATAAGAAGGAGGGGACTCCTTCCTATGGAGCTTGAACTTAGCCCTTCGTCCCGTTCAGGACGGGCTTGGCCGCAGCGGTAGTAGCCGCAGCAGGCTTGCGCTCGCCATTCAGGTCAATGCCAAGCTTGCCAACCTCGTCGGCGGTCTTCAAGCCAGCCCCGCTACCCGTGGCATTCATGGCGTGAAGAGCGTTGACCATTGCCTGACCAACAGCATGCTCCGCAAGCTGCTTGAGAATGGGCGGAAGGTTGGTGCCGCTCGTCGCAGCGACCGCCTTGCCGATACCCGCTCCAAGGCAAGCCATGCTGACTTCCAAAGCGGAAGGTCCGTCGCCGGTCTTCGCTCCGTTGAGCAGAAGCATGTGAGGCTCCATGCCCTTCATAGCGACGATGAGATCGTCAGACGTAACCTGACCAGTGAGGTCGTCCGTTCGTGCCAGAGTCGCAATCTTGCTGCGCTCAACGCACTCGCGGATGGTCGCCGGGATCTGACCAGTAAGGAACTCAGCCGCAGGCTCGATGTCGCAGCCCTCAGCAAGCAGGTCGCCGCCGTAGAGACGAATCAGACGCTCAGCCGCCTGCTTGTCGGGAGGCAGAACAGGGATAACCGTGTCGATACGGCCCGGACGGAGGAAAGCCTTGTTGATGTTCTCAGCATGGTTGGTGGTGAGAATCGTGATGATTTCCTTGTCCTTGTAGTCAACGCCGTCGATGATGTTGAGAACTTCGTTGAGCTTCGGGTCGCGAGGCCCGTTCGTCGCCATGTCAACGTCCTCAGCGAAGATAACGCAGGGAGCGTAGAGCTTGGCGAACTTGAAGGCGAGCGGGAGGTCGCGAACGTCGTTGAGGTAGAGGAACGTGAACCCGTTGTCCTCGCAGAGCTTCGCCGTGACGTAGGCCGTCAACGTCTTGCCGCAGCCGTAAGGCCCCGTCAACAGAACGCCGCGCTTGAGGGGGATACCGAACTTGCGGCAGAGCCTCGCCTTCTTGATGGGAGCGAAGAGGCCGACGTTCAGGAGGTTCTTGATCTCGTCACCAAAGATCAACTGCTCTTCGCTGATCTTCGAAACGTCGATGAAGCGAGGAGAGTCAACCTGCCAGTCGAAGGGGCGCTGATCCCGAATCCAATTGAAGTGGACGCGAATCGCCTTGCCCTTGTAGATGCTGTGCTTGCGGAGATTGTGTTCGGTCTTCGCCGCAATGTCCGCAACCAGCTTCTCGTTCTTCTTCTTGATCTCGCCCTGAATGTAGAAGCGAGGCTCGGTTCCTTCGGGAGGCATGCCGGTTTCGAGGCGACCGTCAATGCCGAACAGCTTGATGCTGCCCCAAGGCACCTGAACCTTCTCGTTCACACCCGTCTCAACGGTAACGAGAACAGGAGGCTTCGGAGAATCGAAGAAGCTCTTCGGGGGAGTCTTCGTGCCGATGGGGTGGCCGAACATCTCGCAGACCGCACGATGGAACGCAATCGCTCCGTCCATCGGGAAGCAGTCAAACTGGTGGTGAACGCCGCAGGTAGCGTTCTCCTCGTCGCGAATCTGATGGAGGAAAGCAATGCCTTCGTCCGTCGTCATGTCGCGAGGATCGGAAGGAAGAACAATCTTCCTGCCTGAGCGCTCAAGAATCACATCCTTGAACAGAACTTGCGAGTCATCCTCCTCTCCGTTCACATTCTTCTTGCTAATCGCTTTCGTCGGTGCGTTGGGGGTCGCCATGCGTCTTCCTATCTCATAGAACTCTTGTCTCGCTACCATGCGAGACTGTCATTTTTGGGCAGTCAGCCTTTCCGACTGCCAACTTGGAAGACCATACTAGCATGGATTCCACGCTTTCAAATTCTTTCGATGTGACAACAAAAGAAATCGTGCCGAATCGACAGCTTCTAGGTGAAGCCTATATAGACCGCCGAGAGATCTGGTCGATTATTTCTGTATGGCTGTTTCTCCGCGCAAACAAAAGCTCTTGCACTCCGTTGATTTCGGTCAACTAGAGCATTCAACCGGAAGTCGTCCGGTCATGAGATACAGTACAGCCGTAGACGACTTTTCTCTGGCAATGAATCCGAGCATGATTTCCCGGTTTGATCCGTCATATATAGACAGAGACGCAAGGAATAGACAGTCAATCATTGTGGAAGATATAACTGTCCAAGACCTCTGCGACTATATCAAGGTTCTGCGCGACGAAAACGCAAAGCGCAAAGAAGAAATGATGACAATGATTTATGGTCGTTCTTTCTCAACCATAGAACCTATGTATATACCTAAGGATATTGCCAAGGAACTGAATATCAAAGTTGAAGAGCCGAAAGAGATATCTAAGTTTGAGCTTCTAGACCTTACTTAGGCCGATATCTTAGCTACTCCATACCAGCCAGCGACTCTTTGAACTCGTCGCTTCCTTCGTCGCATCTCATTCCTCTGAAGAGCGACCTGTTCTTTATGCTTCTTCATAATAGACTCAACGGCCCAGAGAACGCTCGGTCGGTTGCCGCTTTGTCTAGAAAAGAACTTACCTATCCATGTAGGAAGCTTAAACTTAGAAGCTGGCAGTTTCTTCTCAATGGTTTCTATAATCTCGTCGTCAAGACAAAAAGGCAGATTTTCCTTACGCCACTCGTCCTGCTGTTCGTCTCGAATTTTGTCTACTTCTGTTTGCCATTGGTCGTGAGCGATTTGAAATTGTTTCTTACTCTTAAAGTCTATTTCTACTGGCTCTTCTGGGAAATAGCCACCTTCATAAAGATATGAGTCGTCATAGTTATCAAGATTTTCTTCTTCGTTGCGCTGTCTTTTCTCATAGACTTGACCTATAGAAAACTCTTCGTCTAAAGCTTCGGACATAAATCTTACTTGAAGTTCAGGAGATAAATCCTCAAAGGTCTTGACTGATCCTCGTTCTAGAAGAGGAGCGGCTTGCATTAACTGAAACGCTGAACTTCTAATGTTCTTTTGTATCTGTTCTGGAGTTGGAGGATTTCTTTTTGTATCGTCTCTATAATGTTCCATCCTCGCTCTAACATCGGCTTCGGCAGTTGCCCAGTATGGAGCCAGCATTGGTTCCAAATACTCTGGACTTAACTTGTCTGGATACTTCATCCTTGGATGCTTATGAGCATTAATGGCTAGCTTGAAAGCGGCTGCTTTCATTTTATCTTCGGTAAAGTAGCCCTTAGCAAGCTTCTGTACGTCTGAATCAATAGCGACCTCAGCAAGAACAGGTCCGGCTTCTCCGGCAATACGAGAGTCCATGCCTTGATAGCCTCTGCCTCTATCTACTACGCTCATAGCATTATCATATGCATCGACGTAGTTAAACTCCGTAAGAGTAGGTTCTATTCCAAGCTCTCTTGCTCCGCCGTAGAAGATTTCCCCTAGAGTTCCTCCAATATCGCTAGAGCTTAGATTGTTGAAGTCGAACTCTCCCCTGATTCTATTAACTTCTAGTAGTACATTCTCATCGTTCTGAATGTCGTCTGAGGCCCATTCAAAGGCGTCAGAATTTTGTTTTGTTGCTTCTATAACAAACTGAGGATTGTTCTTGATTTCGTCAGAAGCAAACTGTATAGCCGAACCGTTCTGTCGAATGGCTTTCATAACAAACTTAGGATCATTGGCTTTTTGCTCAGAAGCAAAATCCATAATCAGCTTGACAGGAACATGAGTTTTTTCGCTGAGTTTTTGAGCAAAATCGCCATACAACTCTCTTGGCAATGTTGTATCTTTGTCATTAACGTCCATGACCTGAGCAAGGTCAGGCGTCATTTGCATAACAGGTTTGCCGCCATTAACAAAGACAAAGATATTCTGATACTTCTGAATATATCTCTGAGCTTGACATGGTTCATACTCTTCGCGAGTACACCATTTCGTGCCTATTCCAAGTTTAGCAAGAGAGTCGGCATTTGAAACTCTATAAACAGCGGTTCCGTCTTTTAGAGTCTTAAACAACTGAACGCCCGGCAAACTAAGAGGATTGTACTGCAAGAATCCGCCAGCCTTTGAACCAGTACCAGAAAACTGAGCTACGGCTGTCTCTAATTGAACAAGATCTTTGTATTGGTTGATATCTTTTTCAATTGGCAGTCCTCTCGTCTTTATAAGAGAAAAGTTCTTGAGAGCTTCAAACAGTCGAGGACCGTCCTCTGACGGGATAAAAGCAAACCTTTGATTGTTAAGAAGATTCGTTACCCATTGATGATACTCTTTTGGTATCTGCGAAAGAAACTGCTGCTTGTCTTGAGGATTAGCAAAGCGAGCGTCTAGCACAGGAGTAGGCGGAGCTTTTGGTTGTTGCTGAACTTTCTGCTGCCCTAGGTTAGCCATCAACATCTCAATAGTTGCTTGCGGATTCTTTGTTAGAAAGCCAACAGCCTTGCCCTTGAGGTCCGGCGGCAATGTCGAGACATGCTGAATAATCTGAGGCGGAATTCCATTTCGCGCAAGATATGCTTCCGCCGAAGAGTCTTGCCTAGCCGAAAAGATGTTCTTGTTGTACCAACTCATAGTTTGAAGTATTGATTCGCCATTTGGTTTCCGAACGCCTCTGCTCCTGACTCTGGCGACTCGAACTTCCCAGTTGGGAAGGTATCTAGATAGTCTCTGTTATGTTGACTCTCATGAGCAGTTGTGTTTCCGATTTCATGCTCAAGTATTTTTGTTATCTTCTCTACAATATCATTCGACAGATCCGGATCTAGCTCCACCCCGTCCATCTCCGTTGTCGAAGGAAAAGCTTGTTGCTGAGCTTCATTGAAAACTCTTGCAATGTCAACATGAACCGTTCCCGGCTGCGTGCTGATAGCTACTCCTAAAGCGTCCTGCTGAGCTATGCCGCCAGTATCAATGGTATGAACGCCATTATCATTCAAGACCTTTTGAAGCTTGGCAACAACTCTATTCATAATGTCCTGACCGCTAATCGTTTGATTCGTGCCGGGAACGGTAAAGTTGGCGGAAAGCCCAGTTCCTTTGACCGTTACTCCATGCGGAGTTCGGAACATTCGGTATTGGTTAACCTGTTGCGGAGTAAGGGTTTGCGCTCTTTTGTACCAACTCATATTTGCTGCCTCCACCTGCTGATGCGGCATGAGTCCGAACATCTTTCTGTACTGATCTCCCATATTCTGTATACCATAACTAAGAATGTCCTTTTCCATTTCTGGCCATCTAGAACGCAAAACATGCATTGCATAAGTGGCCGCTCCCCAACCGTCATGCCTCTTCATTATTCGCTCTTCTAGCTCTGGCCACCTTCCTTTTACGAAGGTAGCAGCGTATCTACTCGCCGTTATAGTATCTTGTAACAGAATGGGTTCTGCTTCTGGCCATCTGTCTTTTAGAACAGTTTCGCAATATACGATGATATCCCAACCAGCGCTTCCACCCTTGTTATTAAGAATGAGTTTTTCAAGCTCAGGCCACTTGCGGATTCCTCGTTTGAGACAGAAATCGCAGCATGGGTCTATGTCCTTTGTTATTTCTGCGCTCTTGAGCATGTACTTTAGATGAACGTCGTCAACCTTGTCGTGCTGCGTATTCCATAGATACGCAGACATTTCTTCGGCCCTTTGGGGGTTCTTGAGCATCTCTTGGTCGTACTCTGGCCACGGTTCAAGATTTACCATGTCGCCCGTTCGTCTTGCCTTTTTCAGTTGATAATGATGTAGGAAATATTCTCTTGCGAATGTTGTTTTGACTATATAAGGCTCTCGCTCTTCCATTCTCTTATTGGGAGATGCTATATTGACGTAATCCTCAATAAGGTCGCCGTCTATAACGTGTTGAGGATTGTTTTCGAGCTTTTCTTTTTCCGCGCCCACGGGCAAAAAAATTATTTGGTCCTCTACCAGCGCTAATCTTCGCTTCCACGCCTCTACATTCTCCATTATCCTCTTGGCCACGCTCTTTCTTTCGCCCGATTGCTTGAACCAGTTAACAAGGTCTTGGTCTACTCCCGGATAGTCTGCCTCAGACGCAAAATTTTCCCAGAAGCTATCCTCGCTAATCTGTCCATTCTTTGTTAGTTGACGCAATACTTCCGCAAAACCCTGCGCAGGCTTCTTAATGGGTCTGTCCATTACGTCCATGATCTGTTCTAGGTTTTGAGTCGCCTGCGCATACTTCTGCCAGCCGCCGTTCTGCGCCGTCATAAACAAGAATAATGGACCGCTCCTAAGATACTCTTGAGCAGTTGAATAGCCAGCCGTCTGCCCAGTCTCGTCGTCAATGTAATCGTCAGCAGCCGTACACCACTTGGTCCCCTTGCCTAGCTCGCAGACCGCCTCCGGCGTTGTCATCTTCAAGACCCTCCATCCGTTTGCATTGAAGACTTCTTGAGAGCCCTGTACCTTTATGTCCTGAGTCACCTGCCTCTTGCTTCTAAGATCAACCCCTTGAAGCTGGTCTATCGCAGCCTCTACGTCATTGAACGTTCTGTACTGATAAATGTCCTTAATCTGAAGCTTCCGCAAATTCGCGGAAAAGAAAGACAAAGCTTTATTCAGCCTTGGTCCGTCCTCTGGAAGACGCACAGAGCCGCTTCTTGCCCACATAAGGATTGGACGAGCGTATTGCTTGTTGGGAGAGGGGTCCGCCGCAAGAGCTTGATTCGCTAGCTCGGGATTGTCGGGGAACTCCTTGAGAAGTCCCTGTAAGCGAGTCTGAGCGTCCGCTATACGAATGAACCATGTCATCGTATGTACCTCTTTATGTCTGGGTCGTTACGCATGTAGGCTGGTATATACGCCTGAGGGTTTCGTGCCAGAGTTTTCAGAAGCTCTTGCTTCTGCTGCTCGTAGCCTGAAACCTGCTCTGGCTTTGGTATAAGCTTTTCATGCAACTGTCCCTCGAATGTCGGTTGATTGGGCTTTGGCTTGAACGACTCGGCCTTGGTCATGAACGAGAGGGGTAGGTCCATGCGCAAAAGAACAAGCAAGTTGTCTTTATCTGTTCCGCCGGAATCTATATAGCTGAGCGGAGCCTTGAAAGTAAGAACAACGATGTCCTCCTCTCCAAACTGCTCTGCCGCATAGGAACGAGCTAACTGCTTCTTTGTTGTAAGGTTTGCCACGCCGCTTGCTCGTAGGAATCCAGCCTTCTGTATCTCCTTGAAGATAGAGGCGGACGTTCCGTGGTAAACGACAATCGACTTAGACTGTTGAGCTTGTTTATACCATGCCATGCTCTATATTATCGTTTATTTGGCAGCCAAACCTCCTTCGACTTCAAGGAGAAGACTGACCATTCCGACAATATAAGGTATGGCTTGGTATAACGAAGCAATCTTCAAGTATGCTCAGATCTGGAACGTCAACTACAATAATAAGGAGTTGGGTCCGTGTCTGCACGCTCTTTATGAGATTACCTACAAGTATCAAATGATGCAGAGCCAACGCTTCAATGGTCATCCCAAGAGACAACAGAATATCCTCGCAGGTCTGGAAAGGTCCGCCCGCAAGGTCATTGGCGATTGCGTCAATATCCTTACGCATGTATTTGAGGATTGGATGTCCAAGCACGCCATTCTAAACCCTATAGCTTGGGGACGGCAGCGAGTCCAAGAGCATGCGGAGATTGGCAGTATCAATCCCAAAGAAGTTGCGGACTTGCTCAATGGAGCTATCAATACTCCCGATAAGCGAGGGATCTCCGACGACGAGATTATAGCTAATATCTCTGAAGCTATGTCCGAAGGCAAGTGCCCGATTATGCAGCGATGGTTCGAGGCGGCTAAGCAAGAGCTTATAGACTATACAGAAGAAGACCCGGACAATACAATTCCTACAGAGCAGCTACAACAGCAATACCAAGAAATGACATTCGAGGACTACTATCATAACTATGCCGGAGGCGAGGACTTGGCAACGTTCTTTGAGGGAGCGAGTCAGTTCTATAGCCTTGAAGAGATGGCTGTTGAGTTTATGGCGTATGGAGCTTTCCCTGAATGGCTTGGGGTGTGGGGTCCAAAGGGTATAGCTGATACCAGACAGAACGTAGAAAACGTTTATAAGCAACTCCAAGGTCTTCAGCAGCAACCGATAGACCAAGCCCTTGCGTCATTGAATATTGTCATAAATACGGCACATCAGACGGGCTGGATGGTAGAGTACATCTCTTATTATACGGGAGAGTCTAGCTCAGACATTATCAAGGAGATGACTCGTCTTTCGAACTTGGACCTCAAGAGTCCTGATATCAAGGCTTGGCATGGAGACTTGTCTGGGGTTGGCGTTCAGCTTCCCAAAGCTTTTCAGCCGCCAAAGCTCATGCCAAAGGCTCCCGAGATGCCGCAGCACCTCAAGGACCACTACGACCAACACGGGATCGAAAGACCCCAATCGGTTTAGTCTTCTGTGCGCGAATTTTATTAGAACTCGACTACTTGAGCGCCGGGGAATCGACGGTCCAATGCTCTTAGGACTATCGAGCTTGTCATGCGGAAATCGTTGCTCTTAACTATAGAGATCGTATTTCGTCTTGAGTCGTAGCGACCCTTGACGATTCCGTTGTTCAGAGCAAGGCCGCCAGTCTCCGGCCCAAAGATCTCGTCATGCACGAACGTATAGCCTCTATGCCCTTGCTGATGCCATTCGCCCGCTGTCATAACTTCAAGCTTGCCTTGACGGAAAACCCATACGGCGTCGTTGGGATTTGGGGGAGGTGGCTTGGCTCTGCTGTCGTCGTGCGGGTTGCCGTCTTGGTCGGTATATGAATGCCCATGCGCAAGATAGCCGCTTCTATTGAAGGTAGAATGGTCGTCTGCTAGCTTTTGGGCTTGGTCATACCACATATCACATTGTCGGCCCGGGTTCGCCTTCGTCGGTAGCATGTCCCATCATGTCTTCGTAGCTTATGTCTTGATGTCTACGACCTTCCCAGCGTTGTTTGGCTTGCTGACGAGCTTGTTCTCTCATCTGCGGCGTGTTCCATTTGGTCTTGGTCGCTTCCGACATATTCCTAATCTTGACCTTGCGATCCATAAGAACATTGATGATAGCCTGACGGCTCTTGTTCATGATCTTAGCAACGTCATAAGTGCTGTGGCCGTCGTTGTACAAGCTCACAATCTGATCTTGTTTGTCTTCGGGGAGACGGCTGGGCATGTCGGCCTCTTTGACAAGGCTAAGCCAGCTATCCGCTTGCTTCAACTCGGAATACCAACTCATTGAATGCCTCCGGTCGGGTTGTTCTGAATGGGAGGCTGACTCTGAGGCTGCTTACTTTGAACAAGCTTCTGCAAGCTCGTCCTGTCCCAGTTGAACCCCTGCGGTCTTGCGGGGCATCCTGCGTCTATCCACAAGTTGACCGTTGCTTGCGACTGGTCATAGGGGCTGATATCGGGGCGAAGCTGCCTTCCTTCAGGAGAGATAACCCTATGGAATGCCTTTACGTTTCCGTCGTCCTCATGGTCAAGATCTATCCAACAAGTATAACCTTTGTAGTTCCACTTGCCGTTATTAGCTTTCTTATAGGATTGACTTTGTACTAGCTTCATATCTGTTATTTGCTCCAAACCAGCTTGGTATCCTCTAAAAGACCCAAACCGTTCTATCCCTATTGCGCGAAAATGTTTGCCTCTCCTTCGATTGGCTTGGGTTTCCAGTTGAGATACGCTACGTATTCCTTGCGGCTTGTTCTCTTTCCGTTGGTATTTCCTACGTTCTTTGTACCAAGCACCTGCCACTCATACATAGGGAATATCTCTGGCGCTGTTGTTCCATAGCAGAAGACAATAGGAGCTTTTATTCTTGAGATAAGGTCTATAGTTGTTTGCGGATTGTACTTTCTTTGCTTCGTTCCAGACGCATATGATCCATATACAATCGCCGTAGTCTTGCTCTTCTTGTTCGGGTCTATGTACGGCGGGTCCAAGAACACCAAGTCCCCCGATTTTTCTTCATACTCTTCCGCGCTTTTATTTTCTACCTCTACGTTCTTCAATCTCTCTAAGCACGCTATGGTCTGCTCTATCGGTAAGTCCTTATGGTCGTAGATCTTATAGCTACTGAAGTCTCCTCCAAATAAACCGCAGCAGTTAACCCTTATGTATAGCCTCGCCCCCTCTGATATATCCAAGAGCCTTACGTCCGTAACGCCAGTCGCCAAAGCGTTGAGACGAACCTGCTCTAGCTCTCGTAAGTCCTTGGCTGTGCAGGACTTAAGCCATGAGTACAAGGTTATAATGAACGGATTGATGTCCATTCCATAGCCTTGAGCGGTTGAGTTGAAGATAAGGCTCCCAGAACCCATATAAAGCTCGCACAGCCGTTTGTGCGGCGGAAGCTCGGGAAGAAGAGGCAATAGCCATCTTTTGTTACCAGAATAGCGAAAAAGCATGTTTGCGG